TGCGATCCTCTATAGATAGGTTCAGAGAGATCGAGCGTGGCCGCGCTCTTTTTAACGTAGCCGATGGTCTCTACTTTCTTCATGCCCCCAGGCGCTATCAATCATGCCAAGGTCCGAACATAGGCCAGATTTAGGCCACAAACAATGTTCGGCTTTACTCATGGCTGGAACCAGGCAGAAAAGATATGGCCATATAAAGAAAACCCTCTGTAAAAACAGAGGGTTTCAGTCACTTCGGCTTGTTTACGAACAGGCTGCGAAGGGGGGGTAAATCACTCCCACTCAATTATTTACAACAACAACAAGCTGTTGATTTCATTGGTTGATATGATGGAACTGAAATCCTCATACCGACTTTAATACCGTCACCAGAAAAACCAGCTCAGTTTTTGCACGCCTCATTGGCAGCTATCAGCTCTCTTTCGTAGCCGATCCTCTGGTGACGCTCAGCACGCAGTGCTCGCATCTGGACGTCGATAGTAGCACCGATAGGCAGCTGGTCAACTGCGAACGCCGGGCGCGCAACATCGGCCGTTTTGCATGGCACGGCGATCGGGACTTTCACTTCAACATATGACGGCGCCGGCGGAGCGCTTGAGCAGCTGGCCAGTGCCAGAACAGAAACCACGATCAGCTTTTTCATTTGGCACGCTCCCGGCGCAGCTCTGCGTCAAACGCAGCAGAGGCCGCCGTGCACACATTGCCTGTGGTTCGCTCTGCCATAACTTCGTTTGCTCTCTCATAGTCTCCCTGCGCCTCACTGCGGGCTTTTTCCTGCGCTACCTTTGCCTTGGCTTCTCGCTCAATATCAGCGCGTCGCTGCGCCTCAATGCCAGCGTTCTGGCTGGCGATCACCGCCGCCTGTTGCTTGTTGCTGCCTTTGCACTGCGTCAGCGCCTCGTTGAGACGGTCAATCGTTGGTTGGTAGTGCCGCGCGGCCAGCCAGGCGCCAGCGCCGACAACGGCCGCCAGCGCCAGCAGAATCACCACCGTAGATGTTATTTTGCCAGACATAGCGCGCGCTCCTTGTCACGGCGGACCACCAGGCCGTTGAGCTTTGCGCCGTCGGCATACACCCAACGCGGGAACTGATCGCAAGCGGCCACAGTTTCCCCCTGGCGGAACAGCCGGAACATCGTCGATTTCTGCATCGTCGAGCAACCGGCATTAAACGTGATGCTCACCGCCGCGTCGAAGGCGCCCTGCTGCAGCTTGTCGCCGGCGGCATAGCTTGTAACACACCGCTCAGCCGCCAGGATGTTCTTTTGCCAGTCGGCGGCGATCTGCTGATCTGTTTTACGCACTTCAGGCTTTACGCCGTGTGTGTTGCCTACGCCATCCGTCCATACATCTGCCGGGCATTTGTACGGGTCGCGGCGGCAGCCCTCGGCGTTGCCGATCAGCTCCAGTCCGGCTCGGCTGGTTTTTACCTCGCCATTCGATAGCACCAGGCCGATGATTACAGCGACAGAACAGATTACGCCGGCGGCGCCAGTCTTATTCAGCTTGCTCATCGGCAACCCTCCCCATTCTTTCTCGGCGGCGATCCTCGCGAATCTTGAAATAAAGGTTCATCAGCCATGTGAGGAAGGCGAAAAACAGACCGCCAAGAACGCCTATGGCAGCCCACTGCTCAGGTGAATAACCATCCAGCAGCCGAGTAAACCAGAATGCAGCGCCACCACCGGAGGCGCCATAAGAAAGACCTGTCGTTAACTTTTCCATTTTCATGCTCCACCTCCGCCGCTGTCGGCGGCGTTGATTAAGCCGCTACGATCGAGTCATCGCGATATACGCGCCATACTGAACCGTCCCAATACACCGGCGTACCGGTTCCCGACCCTGCGCCTTCCCCTGCCTTTCGGCCATTCGTTGCGTATGCATAGCGCGCGGTATCCGTACCAGTCCCAAGACCCGCAACAGTGGTTGTTTTGTTCGGAACCAAAAATTCACCGTCGTTATCCGACGTAGGCGGCGTCATGCTATGCTTCATGATGTTGTTTGTGCCGGAAACCCAGAGATAGATTTTCCCGCCTGATCCGCCATCGAGAACCATCGGGTGCTGCCAGTTGCATGAAAGTGCGATATAGCCTTCTGGTGTTAAGCCGAAACCGCCGACGTTATTGGGGTTGCTAACAGTGACCGCTTTCGTATCTCGGTTGAGTTCAATAGAGGCGTACCCCTCAGGGCCACGGCCAGCGCGCAGCCGTGCATATCCCGAGTAGGCTGAAATGCTTACGTTAGTGCTGCTTGCCGCAACATCGATGTAGGCTGGCGCTGGGCCGTTATTCCACACATGTGATTTACTGCCGCCGGCAACAGTCGAGCCAAATCTCACTGCATCCGTTAGATCTTGAACAATGACCTGTCCATTCATTCGCAGTGTCGCTGAGGTATTGCCCAGGCCGACAATATTTACGCTGCCGAAGCGATAGTTAGATGGGTAGTCAGTTGCTCGAGGCTTTTTAAACTCCCCTTCGCTGAGGAAGAATTTGTTCTGTCGAGGCTCACCAAGATCGATGGTCACAGAACAAACGTCAGACTGGTCAACATTGCTACCAACGTTCATCGAGAGGCAAACCACCAGCTTGGTGCCGCGCACGCAAACATCCTGAACACCGGTGGCTGATGCGCCAACATCGTTGTAAATGCTTGGCACTGCTGCAATGGGTATTTCAACGAAGTTTTCCCATAGCATATTGACCGCGTCGTTGTCAGTGCCAACCCGCATGGTTAACACCGGGCTGTTTGTTCTCGCGCTGTTTGTATTGCCGTCCCGATATCTGCCGCAGTAGAAAACATAGGTCTTGCCGTTATATGATGTGAGCGAAACCGGAGATTGGTTTGGCACGCCGTCGATCTCACGTATCTGAAACGTCTGGCAACTGTCATCGCTGTACCACATCACGGCCGGGCGCGTTGCATTGCTTTGGGTACGAAGAAACCCGACAACTCGCGAACCGTAAACCTGAATAGTTGGCTCAACGAGCATTGGCGTGTTGTTCATTTCAGCGGCAGTGAAAATCACAGCCTTCGTCATTGATGCCAGGTTGTTCGGGTTGAACTGAACGATCCCTACTTCGCCGTCGTAGAAATGGTATCCGAACGCAATGTTTCCATTCGGTAACACAGCAAAAGAGTGCATGAGAACTGGTGCTTTACCGGTGGAATCATAGAGCGGTACCGGGTCAAGAACCGGCGTATAGACCGAGCCATCATTGGCGCTTTTATAGAGCACGCATTTGCTTTGCGATTCATCAGAGACGCGGCGAAAACGTGCGGCCATCCAGATATTAGCACCGTCAGAACCAGCCCCCCAGGCAGATACTCCCTGCGGCCACGTAACGGGATCAGTGTTTGACAAGCGCGGCGCCGGCCTCGACCACGCTGTGCCATCTTCAGACATTTGCTGATAGACGCTCAACGAGGCATTGCTGTGGGTATCGCCGACGTTATAGAGGCAGTACGCCTTGTTTTTGTGGCTGAACACCTTCCCCTGGGGCCAGGCACAGTACATCCCCGCATCGGTGATAGGCTCAACGGTAACCGACGAAATCAGATTGAGGATCTCGGCAAGCGTTGTTCCCTTGTGCCCTATCATACCGGCGCCGCCTGGATTGCCGCGTGAAGCAAGATCGGCGGCCAGGTCGGTGCGCGTCGCATCGTCAAGATTGACCAGCTTTACCAACCCCTGTGAGTCAGTAACGAAAACCTTGTTTGCCGTATCTCCGGTCAGGATTGGCTGCGCGTACGGGAACCTGACGGTTTTACCCAAGGCGACACCGGTTTCAGTACGGATGTCGATATCAGATGCAATGCGTTCTGCACGCTCACGCGCCAAGGCATCAGCCGCGCCGGCTTCTGCGTCTGCGATTTCAGAGTCAACATAACGCTTTGTGGCGGCGTCCTGGTTAGCCACAGGATCGCCAAGGTTAGAAATGCGGTTGCCTTGAGCATCATAGAACTTCGCCAACCAGTTTGGTTTTCGCAGCGCCAATGATGCAAATGACCATGTCTGCTGGATCAACATCGTCAGCTTATCCCAGGCATCCTCATGCACTTCTGGGAAGAAGTTCCCCTGGTTGCGTACATCCGTTTCCTGAGTAAGTGGTAAATCACGCTCGATATTGATTTTCCACCCTGCAGCTAGAGGGCTGGCCAACTTCACTTTGCCACCCGACCGCAGACCTGCGCCGGTCACAGAGTAGTCAGTATTAAGGGTTAGGTTGATGATATTCTCTGACAAATCAACAACTGATACAGAAAGCTGATCATCAGTGAACACGCGAAATCTGTAATCAAAGTCCGTTGTCACACCATTCCCGGTGTACTCCTCGCGATCGACTTCAGTTGATACGGTCATGTTTTAGCTCCGATGGTGTGCTTTTTGCTCATTTTAGCCACCAACAAACCCTATATGAATTGAATTATGTGATAACATTATTCTTATTACCATTAAGGTAATTATCTTGCGCATATTGCTAAACTAATCATTTTTATATATGGTTATTTATACAGTAGTCACACGCTGAGCGAGGTGCATTAGGAAATGAAGAGGTACAGCTACCCGGCCAGCAGGATGCTGGAGAAAAGCGTTAACACGCGCGAAGGGATTGCGGGATTAGCTAAGGCTTCACTACTGGAAACGCTGCTGAAGGAACTCGATGATGACGGTTCGGATATCGGCGGTGCTATGCTGGAACTGAATGCTTTAGTGAACTATGTCACACAAAATGAAAAAATGAAGGAACAAATCAAAACACATTCGCAATTTATTACTCACCAGTTGGAACAATAATTACCATCGTCAATACCTCGCCGGGCCTAGCCCGGCTGCTGACCAGGTAATTTTTTTCAATCCCGCTCGCAAAATAGTTACCAAATTGGTACATTTACTTTCTCGCAAACCTGCGCCACAGTGATAGCGCATCAGCAAAATCTGATGCCGGGATTGGTCTCCTGAAATATAGTCACAGCGCACATGACACGCGCTTAGCGTGTTTTTTTGTTTGTGCGGTCCAGCTACATCTCAATGGTGGGCTGGGCAGGGGCATCGCAAGATGCGCCGGTTCCCTGTGACGCCGGTAAGACCAACTCTGTCCAGTTCACCACCAGCCAGATTGGTCTCTGCGGTGGTGAGTTTAAAACTCAGTCACAGGAGACGTCACTATGACAGCTCAAACAAAACCAACCGTTTTCTCTTTCGAAGCTTCTAACCCTATCCGTGCGATCAGCATTGAAGGCTCGCCCTGGTTCGTGACAAAAGATGTTTGCGATGCATTGCGGCTGACAAACTCGCGAATGGCGATGAAGGCTCTAGACGAAGATGAAAAGGGAGTAAGTTCAACTTACACCCTTGGTGGAAAACAGGATTTGTCCATCATCTCCGAATCCGGCCTCTACACGCTGATCCTGCGCTGCCGCGACGCGGTGACGCCTGGCACTATCCCCTACCGGTTCCGCAAGTGGGTAACGTCCGAAGTTCTGCCGGCAATCCGCCAGACTGGCCAGTACCGGCATCGGGCACCGGAGACGTTATCTGACCTGGCAGGCACAGGAACCACGATGACAGTTCGCGACGCGCGCCGCGGCAAGAAGAAGACCAGCGGCAAGACCGCAAGCCGGATCGCTGATGCGTGCGTGCCGGTTATCCTGGAAGCCATGCGTGACCAGTACCACTACGCCAACACGAACGTTGGACCAGAAGAAGTGATCCCCGCCCTGCTCAGCGACGAGCGCAACCTGCAGATCACCGCGTTGGTTGAAGAGCTGGCAGACAATGGCCACAACGTCGCCGGCGTCGTGCGTGAAGTCGAGGTGATGCGCTACTACATCCTGCAGTGCGCCAAGAACATGGCGGCGATCGCCACGCACGCAGCATTCATCTCAAAGCAGACGAAGGTGCAGTAATCATCGACCACGCGATCGGGAAGATGTGAGCAAAGCAGGTGCTTTGTGGTCAACGACAGAGTTCAATATGCAACCAACAACCCTTGCAACCAACATTACCAGTTAGTAATATTACCGAAGTGGTAATCCGCTAGAAAGCCGATACCCAAGCTAGATAAGTAAGATTACCTAGCGTTAGAAGAAGGAGAAGGAGCAAAACCTATGAAAAAATTTGATGAGTTTGATGGCTTCTAAATGCCATAGGGTGTTGATAGGCGGGCTAACCACCCGCCTTTTTCATGGAAAAAACAATGAACATCGATCCAGTAACAATGCAAATAGTTAGCAATGCAATTGTATTGCTTGGGGTGGTTGTTGCAATTTTCACCATCTGGTACAACATCAGAACTGCAAAAAAAACTCAGACTGCAATTTTCTTGTTCGAAAGCAGGACAGACAAAGAATACATAGAGTCATTGCATATTCTTAGAAAAGTGCACGAGTCAGGAAAGTCTTTTAGGTCTTATGTGTTCCCATGCGGTGGCGCAGAATTAACGGAAGAAGAAAAGAACGAAAAGAGAAAATTTCAGTATATTTTGAATTTTTATGAGCGAGTGGCAGTGAGCATCCAAAATGGAATTTATAACGAGGATATGATCAAAAAGACATCTTACTCGACAGTTATAGATACTTGGAATCATGCAGAGCCGCTAATTAAAGCCATCAGAGAAAGCATTAGCTCTAAAACAACCTATCAAGAATTTGAGTGGCTTGCCAATAGATGGAAAGACTCACCGCTAAGAGAGACTTCAAAGCGACGCTGGTACCACTCATCATAAGTAAAGCCCGCCTAGCGGGCTTTTTGTTGGGTAGTGATCGCGGGGCTTGGTGGGTGGTGTGTCGGTGATTATTGGAAATAAGCATTCATTTCATTGCCATCACCCTTTGCGTAACCACTTGCTTTCTCAGTTAGATTCTCTGTAAAGAATGGCCTGGAAATAAAGAACAGCATTTTTAAGTCTCTTCTGTCGTTCAAATCCATGGCTGTGCTTACTGCCGTCGTTCTCCACAGTGACTCTTCTTTTCCAGATCGAAGACCAGCTGCATCATATGATTCAACTTTGAAACCTGTAGAGTAGAAGGTATCGGTAACCTGCTGAGTTACTGCTCCAGTAACACCATATGTAGGCGTATAGGTAGTCGTGGTGCTTAAATTGCCACCCCCGCCATAACTTGGCGTGACAGTACCATATGTAGTTGCAGAGCTCACTCCGGTCTGCCCCCAAATTGGCACAACCTCTTCACGAGTATTGCTTACCCCGCCATCATGCCAATAGTTAAGGAATATAGCTTGGTCAGCAATATTTTTATCACTAACTTTCTGATACCCCTTTTCTTTCAGAACTCTATCCAAATATTTTTCAACCTGAGCAAAATAAAGCTGGTCATTTTGCTTTAGCTCTGCCCTCGCGGGCAGGACTATGTATTTTTTTCCAACTGACTTACCTGAAGATAAAGAGTCTACAGTTACATATGGTCCGTTATTACTTGCGCATCCAGAAAGAAAAACAGCCATAACAAGAGTAATTATTATCTTTCTCATTATTCACCTAACTATTTAAGTTGTTCCTCCACTCTGTTCAGAAGTGGAGAGATATAAAACAGGTTCTGATATGGTAGCAACTTCCTGACCGCATGTGTCTGCTTGTCGTCAAATTCTCCGTTAAGCACACCATTAGCGATAACCGCCCCATCACCGGCCATATCGAAGGTTGGCCCCATCAGGGCGCCGATTGCGTTACGGCTCTGGAAACGTGACACCGGCGGCGCGCCAAACATGGCGCCAAGGCCGAACCGGCCGCCGCTGATATTCTCCACGGCGTTCAGTGGCTCCGACAACCAGCCGATCATGCCGGCGCGGTCTATACCCTCTTTCACAAGGTTGTTAGGGCTGTAGTCGATATCACGGCCGCTGAGCTTTTGCTTCATAACGTAGACCATTGCACCGAGCGCGATAGTCCCCATGGCTCCGAGATAAAACGATGCATCGCCCTGCTGGATGCCAGACGCGATCACCCGGTTATGCTGCGCGAAAATGAACGTCTTGAACTGCAGGAGCATCTTACCAACTTCCTTGCTCATCACCAGCGGTGTATCGCCAACGCCGGGCGTGACAACGGTAGAGTCAACATCTTTCAAAACGGCAGACTGGAAAGTCTCTCGCACTACGCGATCGTCCCACAGATGGCTATGGCCAGTCAGAAGCCCATCCATATCCTCACCATGTTTCGCAAACTGATCACCAATACGGCGCAACATGCTCTGATCGATGCCAACTTGGGCCATCTTTCTGATTTCCTTCTGCGGAACTTCCTTCCCAGTTACCAACAGCTGTGCATTGCCCAGGATACGGGACTGAACGATAAGGCCGGACCATGACTTCAGGGCGCTATTCCACTGGTTCATCAGCGTCCAGTTACCAAACTTCTGCGTACCCCAGTTAATTCCACGCTCGAAAGCAGAGCGTCGGCTGTAGGGGTCAGTGAGATCAGCAATAGCCTTGGTTCTGGTAGACAACACATAATCCAAGCCGACAGCCATTTCACGCAGGTCTTTGGTTGCCACTTTCACCGCGGCCATGTTTCGTAGCATGGCGCCCATAGGGCGCAGTGATTTTCTTAAACCATGCTGCATGACAGGGCGCATCAAATCGGTCGCGGCTGATATTGTCATGCCACCCAGCAGGCGCAGGAAGTTGACGTTTCTCGCGACACGGCCGGCACGTACGAAGAAACTGCGTGGATCATTAGGCGCACCATAAGTGCCAATAAGTCTATCCCTCATTGCATTAATATCGCGTAGGTCAGCCTCTCGTTGCTTCTCGAGCTTGGCGCGCTCCTTCGGCGTCTTGGCATCTTTGATCAGCTTGGTGTATTCCTCCGATACCTGTCGGATCTGCTCACCCATATCTTTGCTACCGAATTGCGCGGTTAGTTCGATTTCTGGCCCTACCTGGCGTAGATAGCTTTCCATGACGTGGTTGATGTCAGACTCCAAAAAGTCCTCAATCCGTTCATCTGGGATAAGCAGGCTTCGGCTCTTCGTGAAGCCAGCGCGGCCGATTATTTTTTCAGGCAGCAGCTGAGCGGGAACCAGGCCAGAAGGAGCGCCAATAATCTTGTTGACGATCTCATCTGCGGCATCCTCGGCTTCCTCTCGTGTAAGTGGCTCCATCGCCTTCAGCGCGCGCTCACGGCTTGCATTCAGTCTGGTCGTGGAGTTGGCCTTCTTCTGCAGCTTGCGCAGCTCTGAGCGGTGCTTGCGTGGGTTATCAAGCAACTCAAGATGTCGCTGCAGGGTTGGAAGCTCCTCCTTTGCCCTGGCAACGTCATCCAGCTTGGTGCGCAAGTCAGAAACCTCTTTGTTAAGACGGGTGATCAGCTTCTGATTTTTGGCTGTGGCCAGTTGCGCCTGTTGCTTCTCCAGCCTAGCTGTTAAGTCCTGTTCTTGGCCGATCATTTTCGTCCTGTTGCCAACCTCATCCATAAGTTCAGTTTTACGGCCAGACCATGACTCTGCCGCGGCAATTTCGTCAGCCAATGCTTTTGCGCGCGGTTCGGCCTCTGCTGCTGCAGACAGACCTGAATCGATCTTCTCAATGCGCGCGCTGGCCGCATCGGCACCTTTTGTGCTGATACCCTGGAGCCAGTTTGCAATGCGACTTCGGAACTCAGTGCGATCAGAAATAATCTTGTCGAACTTATAAATGCGAGGCAGATAACTTTGCGCAGTTGAAACATCAATGTCCTCTGGCAATATACCCAGCTCCTGCATACGGGCCTTAGTCGCTTCAAACATCGGCCTAATCTTCGATGCTGCCAGGGCAACCTCTGGAATATCACTCTGATCGCCACGGCGCATTGCCATGCCAATAGCTTCGTTAAAATCAACAAAGTTCATTCGCTTACCGCCGGCAGCTCGGATGTTTTTGCTGTATGCCTGATATGCGTCCTTGGTAGACTCCATCTGCTTATACAGCATGGCATCATATTGCTTAATCTTGGTTTCTGCCGCTGTAAACGTGGCAATCCCTTCGTCGTTTTTGGCAAAGAAATAGTTGTTCTCTGCAAGTTGCTGACCAATTGCGCGCGACGCGCGGGACGGTGATTGAGCCAGGCGACCGCCAGGATTAACGCTCAGCGTTTTGTTGATTAACCCAACGCCGGCCAGTTGTTCCTGATCCAGCGTTGTGTTGAAGACCTGCGCCGCGCCAATGCTCTGAGGCGAATCATTGCCACGTAGGTTATTGGCAACGGCTTGGGATACGGAAGTTCGCTGCCCGGCGCCAGCAAGCAACTGCGCGCCAGCCCCGAGGATGCCGCCAACCATAGCGTCAACAGCAACGTTAACTGCACTTTCCTCAAATGTGCGAGTTTCTTGTGTGGCGCTAAGCGCGGCCTCTGATGCGATACCACCGACGGCATTGGCCAAAGCAAATCTGCCAGCGGTAGCCGCAATCTCACCACCGCGCACCACAGCGCCGGCGGGGACAAACATCGATGCCAGGTTGATAGGATCAATTAGCCCCATGGCCAAGCTTGCTATTGTCCCGGCACCGCCTGTTTCTGAAAGATATTGCCTGTCCTGCATCTGCTGATCTATACGCTGCTTTATAGCGCGCGTCTCGTCAGGAGAGCCGGCATCAATGAATGAGTCTGCGTAATCCTCATATCCTTTAAGATCGGCCGCATCATTGTCGAAGGGGTTATAACCATCAACCTTGTCAAACTGGCTGAATGGCGCAGTAGCGATAAAGCTACCCAGCGAGTTATCTATGCGAAAAGCTGCATCCCGGGAGCTTTTAATTTGCTGGTCGCCGGTGAATGGATTCAACGCAGACAACAATGAGGGCGATTCAAAATAGGATGAGCTATCATCAGGTTGAGGTATATTTTGAACATCCGCAGATAGCAGATCATCAGGCTTCATCTCATACGTTGGCATTACTGACCTCCTGCGGTAATGTTGCTCGGGAATAGTGTTTGCGTAACTGATCCTAATGAATTTGACTGAAATGGTTGTTTATATTCCTGCCGAGCAGCGCGCGCCGCATCAACCCTCTGTTGCTGGATATCCATAGTTTGCTTGTACATAGGCGAGGTTTTTTGCTCAGGCCTGAATCGCAACGGCATACCATTTTCGCCGTAATACGGGCGAACATCGTCATAACCTTCTGCGTTCTTCTGGCGCACCATAACGCTGTAACTCTGATCGCGTGGCGTAACAGCATCGGGAACCAAAACCAAATCGGTATCATCTCGCGCGCCGCCAAACGCGGAACTTTTCAAAGCTTTTTTCTCTTCCTCCCACTGGCCTTTGATCCAGTTGCCTGAACCGTTAGTCACACCATAAACGGCTTCAGGGGCATACTTCATCACCTCTTCTTTGCCGTTGATGGTAGATACCGCCCAAACCTTTTTAATCATGGCGTTAGTCATTGCCTTGGCCTGATCAGCATCGCCGCCGGTCTGTGCAAAGTTCGCATCGTAAATGGTCTGGTAGTCGCGTTGGTACAACTGATTAGCCTGCCCTGCGGCGCTGATGCTTGGTGCCCCGAAGCTGGTCCACGACGGCGAAAGACTATTGATATTATCCTGCGCTGCGGTGGCTCTAGCCTTGATGTAGTCTTTATCCCTGACCTGTTGGCTAATCATCTGCTTCAAGCGATCGTCCTGCTGATAGACCTGGTTGTAGGCCATATCGACCGCTTTCTCTGCAGGCACGCCGGCGCGGTCATAGGCATAAACTTTCGAGTAAAACGCCATCGCGCCTTTATCAACTCCTGTGGCCGCCGCCGGATTGTTGTCAAAAATCTGCCCGTACATCTTGGCCATAGGAACAACGACAGCAGGATCGCGCGATGTTGCCCCAGCGGTGAGCATCGTCTTGATCTGCGTCGGCAGCATGCCGGATTTAGTCGTTATCTCTGCAACCTGGTTCAAGCTGTCTGCGTTGTTGATATTGAAACCGGGGGCAACCTTTTGATCAAAGTAATGATCAGCTGCTTCCTGATTGTTTTTGTCGTTCGGGTCCAGGGGAAAATTATTTTGCAACGATGAAGAGAACCGCGCACTCCCCTGGTTCTTCTCCCATTCGGCATCGAGCTGCTTAAATTTCGCCTGCATTTTGTCCCAGCGCTGCTGGTTGGCTGCAAAATTAGATGCATTCGGATCCGTTGGCCGCAAGCGTTCAAGCAGGTCCTGCCGCGCTGCCGGCGACATGCTTTTGGCTGCTCCAATAACGCCACCATAACTTTGCTGATCTTGAAGGTCTTGCCATTGCCGCATGCCTTTTGATGGGCCATAGGCATTTATCAGATCTGCTTGCGTGGGCAGCTGTGCCGGCTGTAGTCCTTCATCAAGAGCTGAATACGCATCTTTCAGCGATGTGCCAAGCTGCTGTGCGTATAATGCTCGCTGCTCATTCTGCATGGCCTGCGCCTGTCGCAAATAGGCGCCTTGAGTTGCAGGGCTTGCAGCATCAAAAGCTGCATTGCCGGTTCTACGCTTTGAGGATTCCAACGCAGAAAGGCCGAGAGCCGCGCTGACGCCGGCGCCGATCTGCTCATCGGTGTATGGCTGGCTGCCATTCTCATGCTTCACGATGCCGGCACACAACGCTGCCAGGGTTCGCGGGTTGCTCATATCCACCTGATCGTTGGCGCCGACACCCAATGCGCCGCACAGGGCCTTGATGTAGGCATCAGTGTTGTTTCCATCAGATGCAGGCGCCCAACGGTTAACGATCTCTGCTACGGTATCGAACCCTTTAGCCTGATACGCGAGAAGGTTCTTACCCAGCGCTCTGATCCCATGCTCCGGGGTCTCAAACCTGGCAAAGCGACCATCGCTGCCTGTCTGCCCTTCCCATGGGTTTTTATCACTGGCCTCAATGTTGCCAGGATTGTTATTTCGCAGACCGCGCGCAGCAGATGAATTTCCATGCGCAGTGAATCGAGACACGCCACCAACGTCTGACGGCTCGCCATTTCTAGCCAGGAACTGATCATAGCGGCCAGCCGTAAGCTGGGCATTCAAGGCAGCCTTGGCCGAGTTTTCCCGGAAGCTTACCCAGTTGGCTTCAATCTCTTCCGGACTTTGTCCATGCGCCTGGCCGTATGCCATGATCTGCTCTCTGGCCAGCAGGTTTGCATTTACAAATCCTTCGTTGCTATCGAAGCTGTTTTCAGCCTGCTGCTGCAGGTTCGCCAATAGCCCTTGCTGCTGACCTGCTTCGAACTGCTGACGCTGGCCGATCTCGTACTGGCGCGCACGATTGGCAATAGGCTGGCCGGCGGCGGAAAATTGATTACGGAAACGCTCTTTCACCGGACCATCAGGAATGGAGTCAAAAGCCGTGCTGGCCATTTGGCTTAACTGGCTTGCTACCTGTTCGCTCTGCCCAATGGCGTTGGCGCCCTGCTTGGTCAGCAACCCGGTTCGAGGGTTATTCATCAGGTCATCAGCTTGCTGGTTGAACTGCATCAGGGCGTTTTGAGCGAACGCCAGATCTTCGCGTTCACGCTGCTGCTGATAAATGCCCAACGCATTAGAACCAACGTCTGCCAGCGCAGTGAAAGCGTTGTCTTTGGGGATACGCAAATCCTGCGTATTAACCGGCGCCGCTTGTGATTGCGATTGGCGCTGATATAACGGTACTGTAGGCATCGCTCCCCCTTAAAACGTGAATGCGTTAGAGCCGTAGCGACTGCTGCGGGCATTGCTAAACATGTTGCTGCTGGAACCACTACCGGTTTTGGTAGCTGGCTTATCCAGCGCGCCAGAAGATTTATAAGCACCATATGCGGTAAGCGAGGAATTCAGGATTGTCGTTGCCGCGCCAAGGTTGGCAGCGTTGCGATCGATCTGCCCCTGGGCGCGACTAACACCAGCCTGGAAGTTAAGGCCAGCCGCCTGGCGCTCTGCGTTATTGACGGTGGTAAGAGCATCAAGCTGGCCGCCGGCCGCTGTATCGCCGAAGATATTCAGCGCACTTCCGCTGGTCATGTCAGTGCCGCCGGCGCCGAAGGCTGCAGCCTGCTGACCCTGTAGCTGGCGTGTCTGCTGGCGCTGCTGATAAGCCGCATCATTGCCCGCATTAATCGTGTCGCGCGCGGCGATCTCTTGTGCATCTGCATTGGCGTTGGCTATCCTCGCCTGTTGCTGCCCTGTTTGGTATTGGCCATAAGCGCTAACTGCACCGAGAGCCAGCGCAGAGCCTGCAAGGATTGTTGTTGGCTCACACATGATCACCTCGTCTCATTTCAAATCTGTGGAATGGAAGCCCGGCACGGCCAACGGGCTGCGCTTCATGGATGGTGAAACCCAGCCAGTGCAGCCAGCATTTAGCCGCGGTGTTGCGCGCGTCGACGTAGTTTTCCAGTTCCGGATAATGCTGCAGGAAAAGACGCAGAACTGGCCGGCACCGGCGTAGGAAAGTGGCCTGATATCTTTCAAGCAGGTCAGAACCCACCAGCCACGGAACCCCAGATCCGGTTATCATTGACCGCGGCGCCACGCCGAAGATGGTCACCACCTCGCCATTGATCAGCCCAGCGAAAGCAAATGCAGAAGTGCGCAGCGCAAGTTCAAGAACCTGAGCCGGCGTCTTGCCACTCATCGCCTCGAACTCATCAGCGTCAGCCTGGCGAACGCGCGGCAGGAGTGCCGCAACGTGTTCAAGAGTGGCTTCGACAACTTCAACCTTGCGCACTAAATGCCTCCTACGGTTACGCGCGGGATAACTGCGAGAATAGTCATCGGCAGCGGGTCGTTCTGTTCCACAATCAGCCGGCCGTTCTTGCTCCAGTTAGCATCCAATTGTAATTCAATGGTTCCCGTCTTCGGTTCGACCGGGTCATCATAAAATTCATCGTTGCGTTGCGCGTATTCGTACATCTCGCCGCCTGGCGTACCAGCAAACACACCGCGCGACTCATTCACTAGCAACGATGCGGCCGTGAAGAGTTTCTTCTTATCCAGCAGTGTTTCGTTGCCGTTAAGGTTAACGTCCAGCGTTTCAATGACCGCGGCGATCTGCAGCCCTGCATGCACTACGGCACCGGCTTTCTCCAGGGTGATAGCGCCAGCATTGACTACCTTCTGCGGCTCAACGTTGGCGTCAGAAAGGATGCTTACCGTTTGGCCTTCGAGGTGGTCAAGGCCTACGAATGTCGAGCGCGCCATGCTCCAGTCACTGACCGGGACACCACGGAACTGCGGCGGCACATTTCGGTTACTGGTAACGGTTGCCTGGTTGCCACTTGCGACCGAACGGATCAGCAACTTCAGCACCTTGCTTACATCATCCTCGACATAAGGCATGTGGATTTCACTACCAATATCGCCACCAGTGAAGTAACTGGCGCTGGCCACCGTCAGCGTCATCTCTTCGTCGTATGGCCAGTCACCTGCGCCACCCGTCAGAGTCATGGTTTTGCTGGCGTCACGATTTCTGCCGTCATACGTCAGGCCACAGTCAACGAAAAAGGCATCGTCCATAACATCGTATAGGCGGCTCTGCATACGCTCGATATAGCGGCACGGCTGGCCATTGATGGTGCGTTCAACCACGCAATAGAGCGCGTCTTCGTTTCCTTCAGCAATGCTGCACACTGATTCATAGCGCCCGGCGCCAGGATGAAGATGCCACGCTGCCACCTGCTGATCGCGAAGGTAGGTTAATCCCAACAGCGCGCCGTCATTGCGCGTACACCAAACGATCGACATAGGCGTGATTGAGAACGCCCAATCGGTAATCTGGTACCCGGTAAAGAAGTGGTTAGCGAGGATGGTCAGGTCAGAACCCTGGAATCCGTCGACGTCGAACGAGTAGGCCAGGTCGCGCACCGCGCCGCCCTTTTGCTGGATGAATAGCGCGACATTGCTGATCGCAATAGGCTGCACGTGGCTGGCGCCATTCTGCCCCTGGCTTGAAAACTGGAAGGCCGAAGGTGTCAGCGTACCTTGCTGGTTGCCGTTCACCTTGTATTCGCCACCGCTGGTTAGCGCGACAAGCGATCCGACGTCGATCAGATGACGGATTTGATTGAGCTGGCGACCGGCGTAGGTATAGGTGATAGCGTCATCGTCAACGGTCGGGTTTGATGTGCCGAAATCCTTATAGTCTCCGCTGCGACTGGTCCATACTGTTTGCGGCTGACTGCGTGATCCGGCAAACATCAAGCGCTGCTGGAAGTAAACGACGGTGCCAGGATAGCCAGCATCACCATTCCAGGCATAATGCGCCCACTTGTATGTTGCCGACTCGGAGCCAACTACCTGCCCGGGCAGCTCGATCTCTCCATCCTTGCGGATCACCACTTCGGCAGTGGCGGTCATCCCGTCGCCGCTTACGGCCGTAATGCGGCAAATTCCTCGGCCGGAATGCAAGTAACGCCATTTGACGCCATAGGCATCAGAACCGGCTACAGCCCAGCCGTCCCAGCTATCACCAGTTGTATGCGTTGGCGCCACCGGGCCAGTATGCCCTCGTTCGCCAGCATCAACACAACGATAATAGTTCTCCTGGTATCGGCAGATATTCCCAACGCTAACCTGCTCACCGGTAACCCAACGCCCGACCGTGTCGACGTTCTTCTGCTCCATGTAGAACAGCTTTCCAACATGCCAGCTTTTGAAGATCGATGCACTAGCTGTAAGGTCTACCGTTCCGCTTGTCGCGCTGGCGTAGACAGTGATCGACTCGTCAATGTTCACGTTAGCAAATGGACCGCTGACCGTGGCCACCTCTGCAGTGCGCCAATCATCGTGCGCATAGCGTTGGATTTCCATAGGTGGGTAGTTCGGGTGGCAAACCGTCATCACGTCTGCGCTCTGCGTATATTTCAGCAGGTCGATATCAGCAGCGGCCCACGGCGTTGTTACGTCTACAGGCTGGCCAGCGCTGGTGCCGGATGAGTAGACGACCTGTGCTCCATCCATAAACACGCGAAAGTAATGATCGCCGACCTCGAGCACATAGGTCTGCTCCGTGTTGAACTGGAACGGGATCAGACGACACTTGCGATCGGGAAACTTTGCCGGCGCCACATAGCGCGTTCCCGGCCGGTTCTCAACACCGCCATATTGGCGCACGATGAAGTTACGGCAGCGGCGCAGTGAAGTCTGGTATTTCTCCAGGTCAACGCGGCCGTAAAGGCTTGGCGATACTTCGCCACCAGCAAAGGACGGTTGAATGAGGCTGGTTGTCATTATGATGCCCTCGCGTCGGAAACCTCAGACCACGGCGCCGGCGGCTCCTGGGTTTCATTCATGCTAAGCGTTGACGCAGATGAAATGGTGAGTTGGTATTTCTGCTCGGCGCGATTACCGAGACTGGCATCCCCTGTGATCTGCATGTTGATTTCTGCTGCCAGGCGCCAGCTAAGTGCATCGCGGAACTCTGCGTCAAACATGTTGGGGTCGGTGACGCGTGTCACGTAGCGCAGCCATGCTTTCGGCAGGTCAGTCAATATCAAACGGCCAGTGCCATTCTCATCAGAACCGACCTCATACGGCACGCGCCGTTCTGGCGTAATAAAGCGCTCACCGCCTGGAGAGACGATCGCAACAATGCGCTGGCAGTCCACCGGGTAACGATAACTGTATTGCCAATCAGGCTGTTCGATATCCAGATCGGCGAGCGCCACGCGCTTTGTGGCGAACCTCCACGGAAAATCAGCCAGCACCGCATCGCGGCAGTCTTCATAAAACAGCGAGCATACCGCCGCTTCTTTGCTCTTTTCCGTCAGGCTGGCAATAACTCGGCTGTTGCCAAGCCGACCAAGCGCCACGTTGCAGATCTGGATAACGGATGCCATCACTCGCCCCCTGCGTCGCCATAAAGTGTGTCAGCAGCAGAACGCTGCGGCGCGGCCGCCGGCTCTACGCCAATATCAGTGAATTGCAGATCAACGCTGCTTTCGGCTTTATCACCTTCGGTGCGGGTGGAGACAGACAGCACTTTAGCCAGGCCGCCAATTGTCAGTGATTCGCCAACCTTTGGCAGTGGGATCCCCAGCTTTTCCAATGTGTCATTGTTCAGCGTGAAGCGAAGCCCCCACGGATATTCGTCGCGAGTCTCCGGCTTTCCGCCTTCGCTTTCGTAGGTGTCTGTGCCGATCTTGAGGTTTACGGTTTTCATGCGAGGACTCCAGGAAAGAAAGGGGCCGAAGCCCCTTTGTTAGTTGATGCCTAACTCTTTGCGCTTGGCTTCAATTTCTTCTGACAATTTGGCGATACCCGCTTTGTGATGCGGCTTGGTGCCAAAGATTTCTTCATACTGCTGCTGCAGCGCGGCCAGCTTCGCGCTGTCGTCGTTGTCGCCGCCGCCCTCTTCCAGCAGATTGCCATCACCATCGATCAGCTGCAGGTTGTCGCCAGCCTTGCCGCCGTATTCGATTGTGTCGCCCTCTTCCAGCAGATGCCCGTTGATGAATGACTTCCGTGTGACGCGGTACATTTTCAGTTGTGACATGTCACGCTCCTACTTTGAAGCCGCTTGCGTAGGTACGATGTGCATCGGCATCCAACAGCAGGCCAGCAGTGAAAGCACCTGCGGTCAGCGGACCCGTAGCCACGGTGTAGTTAACGCGCAGATAGCGCTGCACACCGTGTGGAACAGTGGCCACGTAGCGATAACCAGCCTTCAGATCAGCAACTGCGATTGCACCGGTCTGCAGCAGTGTGGTTGCACTGGCGAAATCGCTGGTCTTGGATGTCTGCAGACTGATCGTTACGGTAGCGGAACCGCCAGCCGCGGCAGTAGAAGCCACCTGGGCGATGAACTCAACCGGGTAGCCTGGTCCGATATCGCGCACATCATTGCCACCAGACAGTGGGCCAAGATCGATAACGTCAGTAGATGGCGCAGTTGCCGTAACCGCCTGCGCCTGTGAGAACATATTCAGATAGTCGAGGATCATTTTGTCTCTCCATCAGTAAGAAAGGAGAGCCGCACCCGGCGGCTCAGCCGGGATTAAACGACCTGGGATTCGGTATCCAGCAGGGCATCACAGGTGCGCAATGGAACACCACGAATCGACTGCCAGAAGATACCTTCGGTTTCCTGGGTCTTCACAGCCAGCGAGGCTTTTTCCAGTGCCTGAACGTCGATGTATTCCATCACTGTGCGGTTACCGTACAGAGCAGCCTTACCAAGCTTCAGGTTGGGGATTCGGTGGAAAGCCTTGACGATCAGCTTCAGCAGATTTGCAGCATTTTCATCGCTATCCAAAGTGGTGGTATCGATGTTGCAGATCCGCACCGCATAGCGCCAGTCTCGCACGGTAATACCGCAATCCCACTTGTAGTGCGTGCGATAGCCTTCGTACTTACCGCCGTCGGCGTCGGTCAGGGTTTGCTGCCCCTTATCTTCATGGTTAATGCCAGCCTTCTGTCCCTTCGGGAAGATGCCATGAACAGTGTTAGCCCCCCATACGACCAGCCAGATCGACGTCAGGTTAGAACCTGTTCCGCCTGCATCGATGATGTTCTGCGCGTTTTTGGCGCTCATGTCATTGTAGCGTGCGGACAAGCCGGTAAAGCGTTGCGGATTGAGAGTCGCATCACCGTAGAACACGGTTTCAGCCATCTGCTGGTTCATGCCCTCGAGGAAAGCATGGTCCTCAGAAAGACGAAATTCACTGGTATTACCGTTAAGATCAGCCAGAGATTTGTCGATTTCTGAGTACGTTTCCAGCATACCGATAGCATCGGTGATTTGAGCTGTGGTTGATTTACCCTGCTTCACGCCATAGTTCAACATACGCCATGTGGCCTGTGGTAAACCGGTGCGAATAGTGGTGCGGTGGCCTGTTGGCAAGTTGCCCTCGACAAACAGCATGTCGTCCAGGATTTCGTTTGTCTGGCCCAGGATTTCTACAATCTTATCTACCTTGCCATCTGGATCTACGCGCTTAGCCCAATCCGCCAGCGTCAGCGCAGTTTGACCTTTAATAGCCATATCAATTACTCCTTACCGTAAAGAACATCGGCCGCGCTACGCTGACCGCCTTGATTTGGCACGACGAAGCTGTCTTCAGCCATCGCCTTGCCGACTTTTGCACAGAAGCGAACAAGTGCCGGGTGATTGCCCAGGCCGCTCGCATTCAGGTATTCGCGCAACTCTGGGTTGCCGAACTGATCCAGCGCGCGCTGTGCGGCGCCTACACTGGCGTTGAACTTGTCTCCGCCGATTTCTTTATCGGCCTTGACCTGCTCACCCCAATCAGCAACTTGCTTGCTCCAGGCTTCTGCCTGCTGCTGCTGGATCTGCGGATAGATGTCTACCAGCTTCTGCGCCTGCTCTTGGCTCAAGCCCAGCTCTTTGGCGATCGGCTCAAACACAGCCAGAGCATTGGCATCCAGTTCCTGTCCTTCCGGCGCCGAAAACTCATATTTTTCGGGCGCAGCTGGCTTATCTTTCTTATCAGTCTTGTCGCCGCTTTCCTTGCCGGCCTTGTCTTCATCAGGGCTGTCTGCAGGCTTATCGTCAGCTGGCATATCTTCGCCTGCTGGTTGATCTGCGCTGCCTGCCTGCGGAGCATCGCCCGCTGGGGTATCCGCTGCCGCCGGTGCGCCACCATCACCGCCTTCAGGCGGAGCTTCAGAGCACAGGCGGCGATACATCAAACGTTCGAACAAGTTCATGTGATGCCTCTTAGCTTGTTGCGATAATGCCGGCAGCGCGGAGGCTCGCTAGCAGTGCGTTGTATTCGGCCTGGGTTGGGGCTGCCGCTGCGTTAGCCACCGCCGCGCCCTGCTTCACGCCGCCGACTACAGAAGCGGTTGCCACCGGCGGTGCAAATGTGGTTGGTTTACCGGTGATATCACCCCATGCAACGGAGGAACCGCCGCCGCTCAGAACCTTAACGACTTGCACGCCGCCGTCATTCCGGATCAATTTCTGGCGTTGTGTTGCCATGATTAGCCTCTCTGTCTTTCTCGGCCTCGGCGGCCATCTTTAGGTACAGTTCAGGGCAGAACTTCAACACATCGTTGAATAGCGCCAGCCCTGAATTGCGGTTACCTTCATTGAAAATTGTGCTGTTCACCTCGCCGGTGAATGAGATGCGAAACACACCAGCCTGATCGAGAAGCCCCCATACAAAACGGCGGCCACTCTCTGTTGCCATCACCTTCTTCACGTCGTCGGCGTGGCGTTGCTGAAGCTGCTCGCGAGTCATCATTGCTGCGCCCCCCGGCCTTGCTGCATAGCCTGCTGAATGCTGGTCAGTAAGTTAGGGTCTGCAGTTCCTGATTGGCTGAGAGTCTTCGCGATATCCGCGGCTCCGGCGCCCATCTGCAGGCTTTGTGCCGCCTGCTGTTGCTGCGCGCGCTGTTCGCGCTCTGCCTGAACCTGCTCGTCGGACTTGGTGATCGTCGTAGGAACGCCAAGCATGTCGCCGTATTCATCGATCGCCTGGTCAACATCAAGCTTGTCTGCGGCCTGCTGGAACCCTGCCTTAGCCATGTTTCCGATGAAACCGACAAAGCGCTCAATAGAGCCAATGCCAACAGACTTCTGCGCCTGCGCCATCACGCTGGTGTATTCCACGCGCAGCGGCTGCCCCTGCAATTCATCCGGAGGCGGTGGCAGCATGCCGCGGCGCATCATGATGTTGAAAATCCGGTCGATAGCCGGGTCCAGCAGTTCATCATTCAGCCGGTCGAGCACCGGGCCGATCTGAAGCATCTTCTCGTCGCGCATCTCGTTGACCGCTTCGATCGGCATGCTGCGGGTGTTGATGTTGCTGAACATGTTGAACAGCGGAACGAAGTAGCACTCATTAACGAGCTGGCGCCCGTCTTGAATGCTGCTGAGCAGTTCCTGAATGCGGGGGTTGATTTCGTAAACCGGTTTGAATCCAGCCGTATCGCCGGCGCCGTTGTAGTAGGAAACATCGCCAGGCAGCAACGACAGGCGTTCATTCTTCATCGAACTTGGCGCCATCATTGGCGGGTTAACCAACTTGTCGATCGCCTGGTCTTTGCGCTTCTGCTGAAGCTGCAACGCTTTAACGCCGCCCAATGCAAGGATGCCAGGGCATGATGAGCCGTATGCATCCTCGCCGTTGATGTCCCAGCGCGGCACCAAGATAGGCATTTCATCGAAACCAGACTCGCTCAGCAGTTTGTCGCCGGAGCCGCCTGGTTCGTAATAAATCGAACTGAAACGCTTGTTCTTCGCGTTCAGCTTTCCGGTGTCGCGGTTATTGTTCGGCAATACGGCATGCACGACTTCGAACCACGTTTCAAACGAGCCGGTATCCCATGCGGATGCCACGGCATCGCTCACGTTCTCCTTTCCAAACTTTGTCACCAACTGGCGGCAGGTCATGGAGAATTTGCGGAATACAGTGTCTACCTGCAGGCGATCGCTGTTCGAGATGTAGTAGCTCCCGATCGGCAGCACGTGCGTGCGGATCACATCCTCTTCATCTTCCAGGATGGAAATCGCACCAGTGGCAAACGTGCCAAGGTAGCGATAGAGCACCGTCAGGGACTGATACCAGTTCGATTTGTTCATCACGTCGTTCATCAATTCGACGACCTGAGAAAGCCACATCTTGACTGGCCAGCTATCCATCAACTGCTTGTCTGGAGTGCTAAGAGAAAACCACGGGCGCGTCGGGCTGGTAATGCCGGACAACATGCCAGATTCAAGAGTGCGCGAAGCAAGCCCGCCGGTTGGGTCAACAACCTTGGTGTTGCGCTTGTTGCGGCCAGCATCGGTTGTCAGGAATCGCCCGCAGTTTGGCAGGATGAAATCGCTCAGCTCTTTCCAATGCGAGTCATACGACGTCCGCGCGGTTACGAGCTGAGATAGCTGCTTTTCCAGAAACTGCTTGCGGGATTCCTGCTCAGCCATGATCAGCCACCCAACAGAGTTTTGCCGGTGGTGCTGGCTTGGCCTGTAGCGCCCTGCGCGCCAGTAAGGATTGTTGACTGCTGACCAGCAGCCGCACGGCGTCGAGCCTTATCCTTATCGGCGGCATCAATCACTGCAGCATCCTGCGCTTGCGGCGCTGCCTGTGGCTGCGGTGGCGTTGAAACCTTCGGCGTACTCATGCACATGCGCGTAACCCTCCCAAATAATTACCAATTAAACCACATGAGAATTATTTTGACTAATTTGTTGACGTTATAATCAAAACAAATTACCTTTATGGTAATCATTGAGAGCATAAGCCGAGCCAGCTTCTATCACTCTACACAGTATAAAACTGGTATCGGTGCTCTCGATGGTTCAACAGGTAAGAGCATTGGCTTGGTAATCCAGGATAGTTCCGGCTGGTCAATGGGGTTAGTGCTCTTTCCGTTGTGGTGAATGCGCAGGCTGATGCGCGACCGATGTATAAACAGCGCTCATGGCAAGCCGTAACCAATCGGCGCCTCAAGACAGAGTTAGTGGTAGTGAGGGCGCTCTAACCACTATGCCGGAAAGACAGCAGCACCGGCCACCACAACCAAAGCCGCGACCGTTATCACCCTGGAATGCTGTGTGTAGGATTTAGCCCGCCTTGCGCGGGCATTTTTTTAACGAGGAATACTCCATGAACGAACAAGCAAACAAGATATTGGTTGAGCTTCTCCAAAAGGCAAGTGGAGGAATTGACGCAGCAGTATCATTTAGTCAGCAACAGATCCCCGACGTGATTAATCAGTTACTTGTTTGGAACGCAGTAAGCAGCGCTCTTGGGCAGATTATTGGAATTATTACAATTTTAGCCCCATTAATATTTTCAGTTAAGAAGTGGAATTTCATCTACCGGAATGATTTAGAAGCTTTCATGGTTCTTCATGTTGTAACCATACCTTTAGGAGCGCTTGTCATTGCATGTAATTTCGATTGGTTGAAAATCTGGCTAGCCCCAAAACTTTACCTCATTGAATACGCCGCCAGCTTGGTAAAATAACAACAGCCCGCATCCGCGGGCTTTGTGTATACTGCTTGAATGGGATAAATGGGGACCGAATATGCAAGAGCAACACTTCTCACACGAAAACGAGTTGTTAGCAATGGCGCCGCTTAACGCTGATGGTGATAACCAGCTTTTCAAAAAGCAACGTGTTCATCTTACTGGTGAGGGATACGTGCAGTGGGATTTCATCCTTCCTGATGGCATTGACTGGCACTTCCGACAGGAAAGCATCTACCTCAGAAGCGATCTTCAATTGAAGGAATTTAAAGAATTTATCCGCGATGAGCTGAGGCAAATCATTGCACGTAGAATCGAACAGGCCCGCTAATGCGGGCTTTTTTATAGCAACTACTGCAAATTCTTCAGTAGTTCGATGTTCTGCCAACTCGTCACGCATACGGATCATATTCTGTAATAGCCCCGCCTCGCTTCTCGCCTGGTAGTGCATGCTGGCGCTTAGTCACCGGATAGGCGAACGTCAGCACGAAGGAATCACCGCAACCAGGAGAGCGACCAATCCGCTCCTTAACCTTTTCTTTTGGCTCCAATACTATCTTTCCATCTAGCCGCACCGTGTACTCTACAGCAGACAAATCCTCAGCGGTTTCACGCTCATCTAACGCGCCCCCAAGCTTTAGCCATGTCTTTGCACTGTTGTGCATCTCGCCGCGCTTGTTCAGCATCTGCGGATCACTGGACGCTCCACCGAACGCAACCAGCGTCCACGCGCGCCCCCAGCTTGTGCCGATGGAATGAATGCCCGTACCGTAGCCAAAGTCAATATTCACGGCGTCGGCCTGGTACTGGTCTTCAAAGTCGGCGATGCGCTTCGCCATGATCAAGTCGTCGGTGGTCTTGCTACCGCGCCACAGAAGTTTGGCATGCAGCCCGCGCCGCATGTAGATCACAGCGTCATCGGCGCCGGAGTACGCAGGGTCAACACCAATGATTGTCGGTGCGCTCGCCACGTCTCGCTCTGTCACTACGCGCGCCAGCGCAGCATCGGTTAGGCCGGTAGGGATAAACTGCGTCTCTGATGCGTCAGGGAATATCCCGCGAACACGCACTTTGAAGAAGTCGCTATCCTCGCCGTTGTCCTCCTCCCACTTGGCGATCTGCTCTTTGTTGGTGCCTTCAACTGTGCGGCTGTCGATCTGCTTACCCTTCCAGCGGTGCCGGAACTTGCGGAAGCACTCGCGGAACCGGCCCATGTTTCGCGTTGGGTTACCGAACGCCACCCAGATAATCTCGGTCCCCTCATCCGTCAGCGCACCCTCGGCGACTTCCCACACCAGATCGGCAATGTTGGATGCCTCATCAAAAATCAGGATGATGCGCTTGCCCTTGTTGTGCAGCCCGGCGAATGCCTCGGTGTTGTTTTCTGACCACGGCACGGCATCAGCGCGCCAAGATTTGGCGTGTGCTGGGTCATTGGCATAGATGGCCGTGGCCGTGCAGTTAAACCAGTCGTTGGTGATGGATAGACGCTGCCACTTGGCGATCTCCGGCCAGGTCTTGGTACGCAACTGGTTCTCGGTGTTAGCCGTCACCACAACCTTGCAGTCTTCGCAGGTATCCATGCCCCACTTCACCAGCATAGAGATCCAGGCAGATTTACCGATGCCGTGGCCGGATGCGCGGGATATTAGCAACGGCTGGTGCCGAGTCTCCGGGTTTTGAAGATGGTCACCAATTTCATCGAACGCTTCCCCCTGCCACTGGCGCGGACCGGCGGAGTCGTGCAGCTCTGTTCCCTCTTCGCCCCACGGGAATGCATAGAGCGCATAGCCGTGCGGGTCATGCGTGAAGCTGGCGATATCCTCAACCAGTTGCTGCTCGAGCTGTTCTTCGTCGTCACTCACTTGGTGTTTTTCTCCAATGCGCGCCGGCGGGCATTAGCCATACGGTCGGCCAGTGTCACGTTAACGTTGACATCTACCCGGTCTTTGAACGCCTGCACATCGACATGCTTGCCGATCATCTCGAGGTTCTTCACTTTGTCAGGCCACTTGATTGACTTGAGCACGCCGATCATCTGCTTGTCATCGCCCTGGCCTTCGAACATTTCCGCCACCTTCACGCCGGATAGGAATTGTCTCCACGCCTTTGGCCACGCGCTTAGTGGCTTCAGCGTCAGATCATCGTTCATGATATCGGCAAGGTCCAGCTCATCGATTTCCACCAGCCGCTTGAGAACGTAGTCAGCTCCTATCTTGGTGCGTTTATTGCGATGCTTCATCAGTTCCGCGATGCGCTCCTGCACCTTCGGACTATCCATATTTCGTGACGCCGACACGGCCGCATTCTTATAGCCGGCGGCGGCGGCGGCCGCAGTCTGGTTGTCTGGGTTCTTGATGTATTCTTGGCAGAAGCGTTCCATCTTCGCGTTAAGTTTACCGTCTTTAGCCATAATAATTACCTCCTTGGTAATATCATAACACGCAGTGAAAAACCGCCAAGCGGCGGACGTTGTGCTGTGTGGCCTGTCGTGACTCGTCACGCTTTATCATGTGACACGTCACAACGTCTTTAGCATCAGGTCACGCCAAATCTGCGTTTGACCGCATGCTGCTTCCCCATTGCGGAAACAACCACCGGATGGCCCCGGCATCGATTCGCCGCACTGGCATTTATGGCTGGCCAGTTCCGCAAGCTGGCGCTTCAGTTGATTGATGTCCTGCACCGCCAGCAATTCGAAGTATTCATCAACGCTGTACGGATCTTTGCCTGGACGCCGCGCCACGCAGTTAGCCTGGATCTGCTCGAAGATGTGATCGCTAACCTCGAACGTAATCCGGCGCCGGCCGCTTACAGCGGCGCTGCTCGCCGCTTCTCTTTCTCGCTGGCGCTGAGCGCGCTTCCGGTCGCGGGCGTCGGCCCGGCGCTGGTCTTCACTTTTCATTGCTGCCCTCCGGTGCTGCTGGTAATGGCATCCAGTGTGTAATCTCGCTGCTTTGGAATTGTGCTTGAACATCGCTTTTGATAAACCACACCGGCCCCTGACGTTTGCTTTCGCTCCACCATCCCCAATAATTTCCATCGGTATCCGGCAGTCTTTCGCTGCATGGCACCCATCCATCCGGAATTTCCGGAGAGTTGCCATTCCCCAGCATTGCAGCGCGGCAGGCGCCACCCTTGCGTTCGTATTTCACCCCGACCAAGGCCAGTGCAGCCATTACTTCTTCCAACCGCACCACAACCCCTTCATCGCTGTAGAACTCGGTCGGAAGCTTCACCACTGCTGGCGCTGGCTGGGCTGCGCTGTTCATCGCCGCGGCGAGACAAGCGCCGATCTCATCAATCGCAAACTCGGCGGCGTTGTAAAACGTCGCTCCGGGTATGCGCAGGCATTTACTGTAAACTCTGTCGGCAATAGCCTGTTTGTCTATGCCCTGCAGTGCTGGTGCTGGCGCTGGCGGGGCGGTGAACAGTGGGATCACCGCATCACCCATCGGCTCAGACCAAGTAACCAGGCTCTTTTCGCCTTCCTTTGCGTATGCCAAGGTTTCTTCGCTGGCGTACAGCACCGGCACCGCCTCCCGGTAAGCCAGGAGTTCGCGAGCCATTGCGGCCGCATCGCCGCACTGAGTGTGGTCAGTTTCTACGATTTGACGTAGCTCGTCAGTCGTTAGTGTCTGTGTCATGGCTTCACCTCCACGCATTTAATGTTATTGATTCGCGGAATGTTCTCGCTCCACGTGCTTTGCTCTCTGGCGATATCAATTGACTTTATCGCAGCTTGGCACTGTTCCATGCTTTGCATCGGCTGCACCTGCATGTTCATGCTTTGACTGCTGACGACGATTATCAGGAAAATGTAGGTCATCTACTCATCCCCCTTGACCTTGAAGCCATCGGCGCGTAGTTCCTTGGCGCAAGCATCAATGGCGTTATTCCAGCAATCTTCACCATCATCCCTGTCCCAGCCGGTGTTTTTCTGCGCCAACCGCACCGGCGTAGCCAGCCGCTTTTCCAGTTCGGCGATGCGCCGGTCTTTCTTTTCCAGCTCTGCCAGCAGGGCGCGGATGTTTACTGGCGACACAGCCTCCAGGTAGTCGCACAACCACGACGTATGACGGCTATCATCAGCAGCGCGAACAACCACATCATTGGCGTTGATAACGGCGTGATAATTTTTTCCGTTTTCTCCGCCGACCAGTGCGCTGTCCCATTCACCGTCGAATTCAGTTGTTTCCAGAAACTCCAAGGCATCTTTCAGTTCGCTCAGCTTATTGTCCATCATCACAGCCTCATCAAATTGCAAAAATTCATCATTGGTCTATGTTTAAACGGTGTGGCAAATCGCCTGCACACAGTAAGGCATCACTTCTTGATATGGCCGGGCATTGCCCCGGCATTTTTTTTGCTTTTACGCTTAGCCGTTAATACTCACCCCAGCTATAAGTTGAAGCGATCGGCCCCGGCTCACCTGATGCTATAAAATTGCAATCTGGCGTATTAAGAATCTTGCTCCACCGCGTGACCCCACCATCAGTGGACCCCTCGACAAATCCGGAATCCGCTAGCCCGCGCAGGCACATCCGCACCGTCTCTGCGGTTAGATTGATGCGGTCAAGTTGGAAAAGCTTGCGGTAGATGAACGCCTGCATAGCCTGTTCTTTTGTCAGGTGGTAGCCGGAACGAGCGGCGTTTTTCAGGCAACGCTTAACCTGCTTATTGCTCGGTCTGGAGTGATACTTGCGCATGTTTTCAAGTGACATGAGTGGCATGTCGTGAACGTGCCAGAAGGTCTTTTCGGTTTCGCGCAGAATCACTCTCTCCCACAGCATGACTATCGGTCTTCCTTCGCTGTCGTTGCCGTCCACATAGCGATAGCAATATTTTTTGTCGCTCATAATGCTTTCTCCTGGGCCTATGGACAGCAACGGTCACTGCCGTAGCAGTAGAACCCGCCGTCTTTTTGGTTCGACTCTCCATGCTTTCCACACCCTGGACAGGTTGCGGTTTCTGGCTCCACACATTGATGATCTTCGGGCTCATCTGCCTTGTAATATCCATCGCAGATAGCGCAGCGGACATGAGGCACCTCATCATGATTTGTGGTGCCGGTGATGAAGCCAGGCTTCAGTTCATTCGCCATTGCCAGACCCCTTCACGAAGATAATCCAGTGCGTTTTGTCACCCTTACCTGTGCGTTGCCAGATAGCCGGCTTCTCGTCTGTTAGAGCGATGACTTGGCTAACAGGTATCTGGGTTTCGTTCCATTTGAAGATCAGAACGCCGTGTGGCCGCAACACGCGAAAAGCTTCAGTGAACCCGTCGCGCAGTTCATCGCGCCATGTTTCGCGGTCGAGCTTCCCGTACTTTTTTCCCTGCCATCCGTTGAGGCCGACGCGTTCCAGGTGCGGCGGATCGAACACGACAACCGGGAAGGTGCAATCGGCGAAAGGCAGCGCGGTGAAGTCGGCGATCAGGTCAGGGGAGATCACCAGTTTCCGACCATCGCACAGGGTGTGGCTCTCGCTGCGCTTATCGCTGAATACGGCGCGCTCGTCTTTCTTGTCGAACCAGAACATGCGGGAACCGCAGCACATATCCAGAATGCTTTTGCCTTCGAGGCTCAGTTCATTTGCTGGCATCACGCACCTCCCACACGACGAAACTCGATAACCCACACCCAGGGGTTGGCGTTCCAGCTATCAACGCCGTAGATTGATGACCACAGCCGCGCAAATACGTCAGCTACACAGTCGCCACTCTTCATGTCGGAGATGCTGCAGCCTTCGCTAATCGCGTCGCCATCGCTGATATCGTTCAGCCGTTCAACACGCACGGCGGTGATTTCCAGCGTGATTCTGCTGGCCCAGCGCGGCATGTGGATTGATGGGCGCCATGCGCCTTCGTATTGGGTGTCTCGATCAGGTATCGACCACAGTCCGTAGTTCCCCGGCTCTTGCCAGCACGACGCTTTATAAATCCGCGCCGCATGCTTCTCATCGCCCTTAATCAGGTTTCCGTCCCAATCGATAGGACAGCCGTCGTCGTTGCCGAGAATGGAGAATGTTTCGCGCACCCACATCCGATCGCCTACCCGGCCTAATGGGCATAAACCATGCCCCAGCGCATCCATGACATGCGTGTAAATCCCGTCTTTGGTTTTGGTCGGCTTCTGCAGTGGAATGCAGTTATCGGGGCTGACATTGGCAATAACACGCCGCGTCTGGGTCTTACGGCCGTCGAGAATTGCGCGAACCATCTCGCCGTTGAAAATCACTGGGCACTCTTTCATTTGGCCTCCGGATGCTTTTCGTCGCCTTCGAATTTAGTCCCACAGAGAGGGCAGTAGCTCATCATGCAAAGGTGATCTGCTTTGGTCTGGTTTGCTGCCAGTCCGCCGCCCTTGCGCTTGCGGTAGTAGCGGAATTTAAAATTCATCGCCACCGGGGAATGATCGCCACCGCTGAAGTTGTAGAGCGAGTGCTCGAACCCAGCCTCTTCAATCTCTCCAAGGGCATCGCCGACCTTTTCGGAAATGCGTTCCTTGAACAGCGTGGCTGTTTTTTCAAAGCAATTACAGGCCATGTTATTTACCCTCCCGCAGCTCGGTAGCGAATGATTCCAAGCATCGGATCTGGTTTCGAATGAGCGCAGATGTCATACCAAAGGCGTGAGTATCAGGATGCATGTCGGCGAGCTCTCTTTTCTTTCTGCCGATAAGCAGCTCAATAGCCTCAACCTTTGCTCGCGCTTGGATAGCTGCAAGTGCGGCGTCAGTGGCTGGGGTTTCGGAGTTGAACAGCTCATCATTGGCAATCATCGCCACTACTCCGGCTTGTCCTTTGTCGGTTACATCCACATGTTCCAAAATTACGGAAAGCGCGTGCTTAAAGCCTGCATTCTCCACAGCCAGCGCATTAACTCGATCTGCCAGCGCATCGCGCTCAGCCTTCAGTGCGATCACTTCCTGCTGGTGGGCATCAAATCGAACATATTCACCGTGTTCAGCTTCACGCGCGAAAGCCTCAAAGCGCACTGCGTGCATTTTGTAGTCAGGGGTAAACCGCTGGATGGTTGTCATTCGTCGTCTCCCAGCACCCAGCGGAGCGCCTGAGCGTAATCACCGCTCGCACCCTCAAGGGCTTTCGTGATTTCTTTTCGGGACTTCATGCGGGGTTTGGCATCGCCAATCACCTGGCGCTGCCGGCGTGCCTTTTCATGGCCTTTGGTGCCGGCAGTTGCCGCTTCAACCTCTTTCACTTTTTCGCGCTGTTCGTCGGGTGTGAGGTTCGCCAGCTGCCGCGCCTGGGTAACAGTAATGTCGCCAGATTCAACCGCATCTTTAACGGCCTGAGTGGCATCGAGCAGGGCGAGTGTGGCACGGATCGTCTGCACACCGACGCCAAACATCAGCGCTAAATCTTTTTCGTCGTGGCCCCGCGTCAGCGCATCAGCCATTTTCTTGGCACGGCCCAGCGGCGTATCGGCCTGAAAGATTTCATTGGCACTAATCATCACTTCAGCAACGCTAAACGGCGAGCCGCGTCTGACCACTGCCGGCACAAGAGGTTTTTTGCCTTCTTCCCGCAGACGTTTATTTGCTTCGAGGGTGTTTTTAACCCGCTGGCGACCTTCAACTACGCATGAGCGGCCTGTTTCTGGGTCTTTCCAGATAATGATCGGCTCCAGCACCCCCAACTTCATGATGCTAAGCACAGTCGGCTCATGGAGAGGAAGGTGGATGCGTTCGTCGTAAAGCGGGTGCGTTTTATCAGACACCAGGTGCAGATTTTCCGGCTCGAACATCAGCACGTTGGTTTTACCGCTGGCGCCGTAGGCTTCCTTTGAGTTTTTGGCCATGCATCAACTCCAGACCGCGCCGGCAGTCAGCAGGCACAGGGTAAAAATGAGAAGGTAGAAAAGGTGTTTGCCGTGGTGGCGTTTAGGGGCGAAATCGCCCCCGGTCAGGTCGTACTTGTGCTGAATACGGGCGTTGAGGCTTACCATGTTGGCCTCCGCTGCTGAGCGTGAAAACGGCGCTGCAGTGTTCTGATGTTCTGGCGGACGACGTACACCGGCGCGCAGGTATCGGAACAGACGAGGATTCGGACGGCTTTATATCTGCCGTCCTCGTAGCGTTGAATGCTTACGGACTGTTTGGCTACGTCGCGGGTTTTCCCGCAATGCTCACAGCGTTGGGTAGTGGTTTGCATAACATGTCCTCTCAATGAAATTCACATGGGTAAAGGCGCTGCCTTGTTGGGATCCGCGCTCGCTTTCGCTACGGTTCCGGCACTTCCGGAGCGGTGGGCAGCGCCTTTACTGATGTGAAAAAAAGAGCCCCGGCGAGCGGGGCGAAGGATGTGACAAGGGAAGTGGTACTGAGCAGGCTTGTGATTTCTCACGCACCTGGTGGCGCATCGAACCGGGGCTTTATACTGTGCAGGTTAAAAGGTGAACCGGAACGATACGCCACCAGATAGGTGAGGTATTGGGCTGACCACTCATGAGGTAGGATCCTTCACCGCTTCCAGAATTTAAGGAATCGGGCGAGTGGTCAGCCCAATACGCCGGCATTAACCGGCGATGATAAAGCCGACTACTGTCCAGCAGGCGGCGCATAAGACAAACACGCCCAGCCAGACTTTTTCATTGAATGTCATGATTGCCTCAGTGCGCCCCGTAGGGCGCGGTGGGTGTCAGTCGATTAGCGGGGTTCAATTAGTTGCGTTACTCTGTCATTGCCTTGGAAATTCCATTCTCTGCCAGGGCCGAAGTAGCCCGGTTCAATTCTGCCGGATACCCATTCAGCAATATTTGCCGCTACATCTTTTCCGTCAGTTCCCGCCCCGGGGAAACTGAGTACTTTTATCACTTTAAAGACCGCACCATGCGCGTGAACAATGTCACCGATAATAACTTCTGTGTTTAAAACTCTTTGTAATTCCATCATTTTACCCTTTGTAGCCCCGCCGCTTTGGCTGTCGGTACTACGCCAAATCCCGGAACAAACAAAATCGGTGAAATGTTGCTGGTTAACTATGGTTTGTCCTGCAGTCAGCATGTCAGGGTGGGCTGTTTGATAGTCAGCTTTCCGATCAGCAATGAACGAAACCATGTCAGCGCCACGACGATTCACATTAAAGTTTCCTGTGTGAACCAACATCGCCGCAAAACGTTGCTGAACGTTGAATTCAACAGCCGTTTCATATGCGTCTTTACTGAATTTCTCGTTAGTCATCGTGTAACCCTCTGCTGTTAGTCGGCCATCTGACGAGCAAACCAGCGTTGCGCGCCTGTTTCGGTTTTAAAATCCCGGCTCTTGGTGAACGTCATCGCGGTAAACGTGCCGTCGCCGTTTGGGAAAACGCCGGTCTTTACTGTTTCGTTGTTGCCCATATCGTGAGAAGTGTTCATCGCTAATCCTCAGTGGTTTTATGCCTACCGCCCCAAACTGGCAGCGGCAGGGTAAATCCACTCGTCGTTTTAAGCTGCTTGTGCGTTCGCCGGGCGCTAACCGGTTACTTAGTAATGCTTTACGCCTCCTTTCCCTCACTGCGTCGCCGTGGGAACCCGACCTGTAACACCGTCGTCGCGTGGCTGGCCTGTAGGCCATGAGCCGATTTACTGCTTCATTGGCTTGATCTCCTTTGTTGATAAATCGTCACCCAGTCCTGTCCGCTGCATGCCGTTGGTGCCATACCCCCGTAAGGGCTGGGGACTGCCGGGTACTGAGTTGTGCAGATCTCTCTGCTCAGTGCTGGGTGACTAAACCTGATTGTTAAAGAGCGTCCCGGTGGTTTGGGGTGACGTTGTTGCTGTCGATGGATTCAATTTATGCGTATAACGCAAATGCGTCAAGCGCAAAAATAAGCGTAAATTTGTGTTTTTACGCATATGGTTGAAATTTCTGGTTAAAAAATTTGCGTGGGGAGTGGATTTTAGGCACAAAAAAACCGGCCTGAGCCGGTTTGATTGCTTATATGTGGTTTACCAAGTGGATGAAGACCAGAAAACCCGACCAAGAACAACTAGTAGTTCTTTTCTTTGCTGGAGGGTAAGAACTTCATCTTTAAACTCTTCTCGGTTCATTGAGCGGATCACGACACCGCCATCTGGCTGCTCAATAAGATATTTTACTCTAAGCAGATCGCCATGACGGATGCCATAGGCCTTACCATCCCGGATGCGCGTATCGTCGGTGTTAATACCTACTACATCACCGTCAGACAATCTTGGTTCCATACTGTTGCCAATCACCCTGACAAGTTTGGCCGCAGAAATAGACACTCCCAACTTGTGTAGATAATAACGCCGGAAAATTAAGGCAAACTCTTCTTTTTCCACAATTTCGACACTGCCATCACCTGCAGAAAAATGAACGTCAATTAGTGGGATTTCCACAAATTCCTCGCTGTCCTGAGCTCCATCCTCCCATACTGAGGCTTTAAGCCTGGTTGGCTGAGCATCAGACTCAGGAGATAAGTTTTCGAAAGGCAAATCAGGCCTGAAAAGGTCGCTAACAGGGCGTTCAAAGAAGTCAGCAATCTTTCTGATCATCTCGTCACTATAACCCTGCTTAGCCCGCTCCAGGCGAGAGATGTTCCCTACGTCGCTATCAACAGCATTCGCAAGGTCAGCAAGATTTAGCCCCTTCTTAACGCGAAGGTGCCGGATGTTACGACCGACAGTAGGGTCGATTTCTTTAGGTAGCTTCTTTTCGGTTTCCATGCCGTCATTTTTCCATTCATGTGCGTCACACGCAAAGCGTCTTGCGCAAAAATGAAATGCGCATTAATATGCGTGTAGCGCAATTAAAAGGGGCCGCTATGCAAACACCACTTAGAAATATGCGTGTAAAGAAAGAGCTCAAGATCACTGACGTAGCCCATGCGGTCAATTGTGATCCTGGTTACCTGAGCCGTGTAGAACGTGGCGTGCATACAGCATCGCCTGAGTTGGCTGAAAAGCTATCTCGATTCTACTCCGGTGAGATCACCGAGCTGCAAATTCTTTACCCAAAACGTTATGCGCGAGCCAGCGAAAGCCAGCCGCCAATCATCAACCAATCACTGTAAGACAACGGAAATTGTAAATGGAATCAGTCGCAACAACACGCAACGAAGCTCAGGCGATTCAGAGCGACATCATGAGTCGCATTGCAGCTATCGGGGTGACAAGCCTTGCCGGTGCGATCGGCGTTGATAAATCGCAGGTGAGCCGCTGGCAGAGCAAAGGGGGGCTGGTGGAGAAAGCGAGCCTGCTGCTTGCCGCTACGGGATTTAAGCGTTCGGAAACCATGCTGACGTTCAGGGGCGAGGAAGTCGCTGATCTGGCGCGTGGGTTAATGGCGATGCTGGAGCACATCCGGGAACCAAAGACGGAATAGGGGGCTTTATGGCCTGGGACACGTTTGTTTACGACAACATCAAGAAGCAACTGGTGAAAGAGGGATTCAGCGAAGCGCTGGCTCAGGGGGGGCATCACACGGAGCCGACCTTTACCGGCGGAAGTCGCAGGCGAGCAGGAAGGGGATGATTTATGACGACTGTCTCACGCTTGCGCGCCAGTACGTACTTGCAAGCTGTACCAAGGAAGAAAAACCGGAGTCAGGGAAGAAAAAGAGCCGAACAGTTGCAGCTGCTCGGCCGACACTTTTCTAGATAGGAGTTCTGCTATGAACAACCTGATTGTGATCGAAGAGACTGCCATTCGTCAAGACTCGGCTGGCCGTTACTGCCTGAATGACCTGCATCGGGCCGCTGGTGGTGAGGAACGCCATAAGCCGAAATACTGGTACGCCACCCAGCAAACGCAAGAACTTGTACAACTTTTGACCGAGGGAGGAATTCCCCCCTCGGAACAAAATCAACCAATTAGCGTTATTCGCGGTGGTTTGGAGCAGGGCAGCTATGCATGCAAAGAGCTGGTTTACTCCTATGCCATGTGGATCAGCGCAGCTTTCAACCTGAAGGTGATACGCACATTCGACGCCGTGCAGACCGCATCACCGATGACCGAGCTTGAAATGATCGCTCTGATGGCGACCAAAGCCGCCGAGCAGCAGCGCCAGATGAACGCATTACAGCTGCAGGTGAGCGGTGTAACCCAGCAGATTGAAGAAATCTCGACCGGTGCCATTCCTCCAGGCTGGCAGACCGTCCGCAACCTGGTTGCTGAATCCGGCCTTTCAGACGGAAAGGTAAGAGCGTTGATCAGCGCCTTCCATGTACCCAGCAAGAAAATCCCCTTCAACGCACCGGGCGGCATTTTGACGAATGCGACGGTGGCGAAAGAGGACGATTTCATGTCTGCCCTGGGCGAGGTACGCCGAACGGCGACGCGCGCCTGCCGCAGCAAGTACTGGTATCACCCGCGCCTTGGCCGCTTCGAGATGAAAGAGCTGCATGACTAGCCGCGAGGTTGATCGGTACTACGAAGACAGCCACGGCATCCGCGTGCATGTCATCCGTTGGGAAATCGGCGAGAACCGAGTGATTTTTCTGCGTGATGGTTATGAGCATGGCGAGTGCTTCAGGTCTGTCGAGAACTTCAAAGAGAATTTTAAGCGAGTCGAAGTATGAGCATGAACCTGATGGCGCAGGCTATGAGCATCAAAGTGGGCAACCCACTGCGCAAGCTGGTGCTGATCAAGATAGCCGACAACGCGAACGACAAGGGCGAATGCTGGCCTTCATATCAGCATGTCGCTGACCACTGTGAGTGCAGCAAAAGCGCTGTACGGGCGCACATTGAGGCATTGATTAAGATGGGTTTACTCACCAAAGAGAACCGCCTGGGCGTGAATAACGGCAAGGGTAATACCTCGAATCTCTACTATCTGACCCTGGATAACCCTGTGCCGTCAGAAAGCATAGCCCCCTGTGCCGTCAAAAAGCATAGCCCTATGCCGTCAAAAAGCACAGGGGTGTGCCAGCAGGTGACACAGGGTGTGCCGTCAGAAAGCACACCCCCTATGCCAGCAGATGGCACCAGAACCAGTCACTCTTTTGAACCAGTCATTGAACCAAAAGAAAAACCCCCCTTAGCCCCCCAGAACGATGCTGGAGCAGCGAACCCATCGGATGAGGCTGGGGAAGTTCTCGATTTTCTGAATGAAAAAATCAACGGCAGGACGCCAAAGCGTGCCGACACGTTGCGTGAAATTGCCGAGCGCCTGGCAGAAGGCAACAGCGCCGCCGAACTGAAGCTGGTGGCTGAACACCGCGCAAGTCTGCTGCTGGGTGATCCTAAGATGGGCCACATGCTCAGCGCCAAGATGATTTTCGATGCCGTCCGGTTCGGTGGGTATCTGGCAGCCGCCAAAGCCTGGGATCGTCAGCGCAGCCACAAAGCTGCTATGGCTGAAGCGGTCGAACAGCAGCGCCAGGAGCCGGTGGCCGGTGACGCGCCGGAGATTAATTTCGATGATGCGTTCGATCGCCTGCTAATTGAAGGCTTGCAGCCTGAGAATCCGGCCGAGAAACAGGCGTTACAGCATGTTCAGAAGCACGGCTTCAGTTCCAAGGTTGAAGAAAACGCACGCCGTGAGTGGCGGGTAATTTTGGCTAAGGCGTATGCCCGCACAGGAGGCGTTGAGGTATGAGAGCGATAGTCAAAGCAGCGGTACAGCGTGATCTGGGTATTGTGCTGATCCCAGTTACTGAGGAGATGGCGTTTCACATGAACGGGCGCCTGATGATTTCTACCATTCCTCGTAAATTTGTGGATACGCCGGAAGGGGTTCTGCCGCCTGTAGAACATGAGATCGCCAGCGACCCGAGGCTGCAGGTTTTCTTCCAGCACGAGCGAGTCATAAACGCCTGCGGCGGGGTTAACGCGATTGAAGCCTGGGCGACGCAGTTCACGAAATGCCAATACAGCAAACATGATCGGCCTTCGACGATTCTGGATACTGAGCGAGTAGGGCATTCCGCCGTTCGCATTTGCCCACAGTGTTACAAACAAAGCTGCGGCTCATCGCCAAAGCTGGAAAAAATTGCAGCACGTAATACTGCGCGCTGGATAGCTGAGACGGCGAAGCACCGCTTGAAGTCGGAAGGGCCGCTAACCATTCCTGAGCTGCTGCTGTGGTCGATGCTGGCCGGTTTGTTCGATCTGATTCCTGAAGAAGTAGCGCGCACAGTGACCGACAGGCCGGAACCAAAGGTGATTAGCGGCACACGCAAGGAGTCCGAAATGGACTGCCAGCCAGCGGTTAAAGAACTCATCGTTAAGCAGGCGGTTAAGTGCTTCACCGTAGACCCGGCACCACAAAAGGCCTTCATGCTGCGGCCGAAGCTCACCCGCGTAGAGGACAGCAAATATACCCGCTGGGTTAAGACTCGTCCTTGCTGTGGCTGCGGCGCCAGAGCTGATGACCCTCACCATATCATCGGCCACGGCCTGGGAGGGATGGGAACCAAGCCCAGTGACTACCTGACAATCCCGCTGTGCCGTACATGTCACCGCAAACTGCATGACGATCCAGCGGCATGGGAAGCGGAACATGGTAGCCAAACCGATTTGCTGGCGCAGTTCCTGGATTACTCCATTGGCATCGGGGCGATCGCATGAAAACGTACCTGATCACGCCAATCCCTAAACCACGCATGACACAAAAAGACCGGTGGGCGAAGCGCCCGCCAGTTCTCCGCTACCGGGCATTCTGCGACGAGGTGAAATTGAATCGAATCTCGCTGCCTGAGAGCGGCTATCACGTGACGTTTGTTTTACCCATGCCAGAGAGCTGGAGCAAGAAGAAACGCGCTGAGATGGCCGGGAAACCGCATCAGCAGAAGCCTGATGCAGACAACTTACTAAAAGCCCTTATGGACGCAATCTACTCTGAAGATTGTGCCGTTTGGGATGTCCGCGTAACCAAACGCTGGGGAAATGCCGGCGAGATAATCATCAAGGAAATTATATGAGAGATATCCAGTTGGTATTAGAGCGTTGGGGCCAGTGGGCGAAAGACAACAGCGGTGTGGACTACTCTCCGATCGCAGCAGGATTTAAAGGGATTCTGCCGAATACGAGCAAGAGTAAGCCTTCATGCTGCGATAATGACGGTCTGATTGTTGACGGTGCCGTGGGTAGATTGAAGAAGGTACGCGACGAAAGAGAGCTCGGAGTAATCATGCTCCACTACCGGTACGGGGTATCAAAATCAGAGATAGCCCGTAGATGGAAGGTTTCAGAAGGGAATATAAGGCAAAAGCTAATGATGGCAGAGAGCTTTATAGAGGGCTGTTTGGCTATGACCGGGGCGACGCTTGAGATGGACGCTTGGACGAGCAGATCAGAAATTTCGGCTGTCGCGTAAATTTCCGCTTTTCGTTACGAATTTTACTGGCTATTGTGATAAGAGTGGTTACGCAGTGACGTAGCTTATCAGCTTTCAAAACCTCGCCTTGGCGGGGTTTTCTCGTTTTCAGCCCCAGCCAACATCCGACACACACCTGGCACACCCCGTATCGCCAAATCGTTTACGGCTGGTGGCTGATCCTGCTTTCTGGAGAAAATGATGAAGGTAATTATTGAAGCGCAGGAAGGCATTATCTGGATGCGTAATGCACAAACTGGTGAAGGTATAACTTCAACAGGTTACGTAAAGGACGGCACTCAGCAGAAGATTATTGCCGCCCTTGAAGAGGCTCTCTTTCAGGCAAAAGGCCAATTCGGGTTAGTTGATAACGTTAATTGAATACCGGATGTTGGCTCTATGACCTGGTGGAAGTGCCAAGACAACATTCCAATATCCGCTATGCGGAACACCAATCCTAACCGGGAACCGCGTGTAGAAACCTCCGTAATAGCGTGCACTTCTTCCTGATTTGTAGGCTGAATAGTTACTGTCATCCAGAAGCAAAACGTTAATTTGGTGTGAGCACTGGACGGAAACTACGCTACCACTTTCCATGTATTCCCGGCTATGAATGTGTGACATAAGAAACCCTCTTGGTGGTGTGAGAACTTCCAAGATACCACCGCCGCCTGAGGTGGAAAAATAACAGGCAAATAATTCAAAAGCTGAGCTAATGCTCGGCTTTTCTCGTTTTACTACAGCACAGCCCGATAACCGGGAGGTGGAGTCATGAAGATGCACCCAGACAATCCAAACCTACCGTATTGGTGGTCAAGCCTTCTCGGCCTTTTTTCGCTGCTGTCGCTGCAGGATTACGTCTTTATCGTAGGGGCGTTGATATCCGCCTTCTTTACGATCAAGACGTACTACGCCAAACGGAAGGAAGAGCGCGAACGCCTGGTAGAGGAGCGCCGGCGCACGAAAATCATGGAGGACTATCTGCACGGTGTATCAGCCAGGCCAGAAAGCGAGCGACCAGCGGCAGTTGAGGTTGTAGCCGAAGCGATGCGCAGAGCAGAGGGATGATATGTCGATTAGCAAATCAAAACTCAGCGCCGTAATGCTGGCCCTGATCGCGGCCGGCTCATCGGCTCCTGTCATGATGTCGCAGTTTCAGGAAGAGAAAGAAGGTCAGCGCCTGACCGCATACCAGGACGGTGTTGGCATCTGGACAATTTGCGGCGGCGTGACAATGGTCAACGGCCAGAAGGTTGTGAAAGGTCAGCGCCTGACTGCTGAGCAGTGCAAGCAGATTGACACAGCAGAGCAGAAAAAGGCGCTCGATTGGGTAGACCGCAACGTCAAGGTAAAGCTGACTGAACCGCAAAAAGTCGGTATCGCGTCATTCTGTCCTTGGAACATCGGCCCCGGAAAGTGCTTCACCTCCACCTTTTACAAGAAGCTGAACGCCGGCGACCGCTTTGGCGCCTGCCGCGAAATCCGCCGTTGGATATACGACGCTGGCCGAGATTGCCGCATCCGTTCGAATAATTGCTACGGGCAGATCGTACGCCGCGATCAGGAAGCCGAACTGGCTTGCTGGGGGCTGGACAAATGAAGCCCTTACTCATTCTTGGCGCTGCCTCAATCGTCTTGGTTTCTGCGCTTTGCGCTGTAGTCAACTACTACCACGATAAATCGGAGAGGCTGGTAAGCGAGGTTAAGCAGCAGGAAAAGACGCTGGCGCAGCAGTCAGGACTGATCACCACACTGCGCGCGGATGACGCCCGTAATCGCGCAATGATGGCCGAACAGCAACGGAGAGAGCAGCAGCTGCGCCAGCAGGGCGAAACCTACCAGAGGAAATATCAGGATGCCATTAAAAATGACGAGTGCGCCCGCCGCACTGCTCCTGGTGCTGTTCTTGACCTCCTGCGCGGAACGGACACCACCACCGCCGCCGGCGCCGCTCGTGCTGTTTCCCCCTGAATCGGTGTTCACCCCCTGCGAGCAACCAAAACTGCAGGGTGATACGTGGGGGGATATCGGCAGCCTCGCGCTGGCGCTTCAAACAGCCCTATCAATCTGCGCCGGCCAGGTGGCCACGCTGAACCAATGGCGAGCGTCGGTAGGGAGATAATTATGGGACGGAAAGCGCCAACACCACCGCCTTACAAACCGGGGGATAAGGTAAAGCGTCCAGCCCCACCACCGACGCCTCCTAAAAAACCATGAAGGATCAGCCCATTTTGCTATGATAGGTTGGTTTTCTTATATGATCCTGAACGGAGTTTCCATGAGAAAGGTTATCGTTTTCTTCAATGGTGATGCACCATATTTAATTCAGATTGGAGTGCATTTGCCTTCACTAAGACTTGAATATCCCGATGGCCAACGTACAGATTTACCGATTCGCAAGGCTCTAATTAACGGAGAGCGTGGCGAGTACGCTTATGCTTCAGATCGCGAAGTAGAATTTGACGAAATTAGAGACGCATTTGAAAAGCTGGACAAATAGCATACAGGTGGCATTCACTGAGTGCCATCGATAATGTTCAAGCTCGATTTAACAATGACTGCTGAGGCGATGCCATGTTCAAACATGAAATAGGGCAACGGGTTGTAACCACTACAGGCGAAGAGTGCGCCATCCTGGGGCGGGCTGAATATGTGAACGATCCGAACATGTATTTGTTGAGCTGGCCATCAGACGACGGCTCGGAGGCTGAGATTTGGTTCAAAGAAGATGAGTTGACGGCTGTTGCCTCGATGCCCGAGCCATCCGCGTAGCCAATCCTGCCGGGTTGCTCACTTCGGAAGGGAACTCCCCAGATCATTCTTGCAAATGATAATTATTATCAAAAGGTACTCCCGAGGGGGTACCCCAGCCACGGGGCGGCGACCTCGCGGAAAACGGCTAGTTTTTGAATTTTCATGCTGTCAGCAGCAGGTGTAATAACTATTTGATATATAGAGATAAAAACGTAATTGCTTACATGCAGCTGGATGCTGGCGTATCATCCTCTGAACCAGGAGGATTTTATGTCATACAATCTCGGCAACTTGCCAAAAGAAGAAATGGACAAGGTGAACGTAGACCTTGCGGCGTCAGGCGTGGCGTACAAAGAGCGCATGAACATGCCGATCGTTCCGGCTCAGGTGGAGGCGGAACAGCCTGAACACCTACGCGAGCTATTCCGCGAGCGCCTACAGTTCTACCGCAGCCAGAGCCACAAATTCCCAGGGCCGAACGACCCGCGATACCAGCAGATGGCTGAGGCCAACGGCAAGAAATGACTGAACCCGCTCCGGCGGGTTTTTTATTGGGAGATAATCATGGCTAAAACAGCACAGGATGAGAACCATGATAGGCGGCCATACCCACCGCTACGGTTTATCGAAGACCATCAGCTAACGCCGTATATCGGCCTGGTTCCTGCGAACGAGGTGCAGGAGTGGATGCAGCGTCAAATCATCGATGATGCCGGCAGCCTGTTTAATCCAGATCATGGACACCTTGCAGACGCCGATCTGCGCTTTATGTGGGCATCGTCCGCGTTTGAGAAGAAAGGGCGCCATGTGCTAGGCCAAGCTGAAGAGGTAGCGATGCGCGCTGGCGGATGGCAGAAGGCCAGGATGGAACAGCAGATGCATGAATGGTTCGGTGAGGTGCCGAAATTCATCATCACGCTCGCTGCCGACTACTGCTCGCAGTGTTCAGACGCCGAGTTCTGCGCTCTGGTCGAGCATGAGCTTTACCACATCGCACAGGCGACAGACGATTTCGGCGCACCAAAATTCAACAAGGAAGGCCAGCCGGTGCTGAAGCTGCGCGGCCACGACGTTGAAGAGTTTGTTGGCGTGGTTCGCCGGTATGGCGCCAGCGTTGAAGTTCAGGAACTGGTTGATGCGGCCAACAGGCCTGCGGAGGTGGCACAACTAAACATTGCCAGGGCATGCGGTAACTGCATGTTGAGGCTGGCGTAAATATTGGACTGTATTGGACGGATGGTGATTTATGGCTGCATTAAAACCAGATGTAAAAGCCTTCATCATTCAGTCGCTTGCGTGCTTTGACACCCCTACGTTGGTGGTGGAGTCCGTCCAAAAAGAGTTTGGGCTAAAAATCACGCGTCAGCAGGTTGAATCTCACGACCCGACAAAGGTTAGCGGCAAGTCGCTGGCGAAGAAGTGGGTAGACCTATTCCACACGACGCGAGAACGATTCAAGACGGAAATCTCAGATATACCGATCGCCAACAAGGCCTACCGGCTGCGCGTTCTTGATCGCATGGCGACGCGAACCGAAACCATGAAGAACTACGCATTGGCCGCTCAGATCGTCGAGCAGGCCGCGAAAGAGTGCGGCGATGCGTATACGAATCGACAGAAGGTAGAGCACACAGGTAAAGACGGCGGCCCCATCGAGTCGGCCACGTTGACGAAAGACGAATACAAGCAGGCTCGGCGGGAGATGTTGGAGGATGACGACTGTTGAGCAGCGGAATTATGCCCGCAAGATAGAGTGTGAAGAGGATGGGATGTATTTCTCCCGCTACTTCTTCAAGCAGAGAACCGGCGGCAAGATGATCGTCGCACCACATCACAAGGTAATCCAGGAGACACTGGATCGTGTGATCGATGGCGAGATTCAGCGTCTGATTATTAACGTCCCTCCCGGCTATACAAAAACAGAACTGGCGACCATCAATATGATGGGGAGAGGACTGGCGCTAAATAGGCGTGCCAGGTTCATGCATCTGTCGTATTCGCACAACCTTGCTCTTCTTAACTCATCTACAGCGCGAGGAATAATAAAGTCTCGTACGTATCAATCCATGTGGCCTATGGAGCTTCGCGATGATGCTGATAGCAAGGCGATGTGGTGGAATGAGTTTGGCGGCGGCGTGTATGCGTCATCAGCAGCAGGCCAGGTAACCGGATTTCGAGCCGGGCACATGGAGCCAGGCTGGCAAGGCGCTCTGGTTATAGATGACCCAGTAAAACCTGACGACGCTTACTCTGAGATCGTCCGCGATGGCGTAAATAACCGCTTTAACGAGACAATCAAATCACGACTGGCGATCGAGACGACGCCGATGATTGTTATTATGCAGCGCATCCACTACCACGATCTTAGCGGTTATCTTCTGCGCGGAGGCAGTGGTGAGAAATGGCATCATCTGAACTTGCCGGTGATTATCGACAACAGTCAGTCATACGCTGCGCAGTATCCAGAAAACACCCACGCTATACCGATTGACCACGGATTGCCTGATGGTTGGCTGTGGCCATTCAAACACAACGAATCGCATCGAACTTCTCTGTTTTCTCATCGCCGCACTGCGGAAGCTCAGTACATGCAGAAACCTCGCCGCTTCAATGCTGAGGGGGCGCTGTGGAACGAGCAGATGATAAGCGCTGCTCATGAACTACAAATCAAGCATGACAAGGTTCGCACAGTCGTGGCGATTGACCCACAGGCAACCAACAGCGATGAGAGTGATGAAACAGGGATAGTTGCTGCAAGTTCCTATGGCGCTGGAGACAAAAAGCAATTCTCGGTTGATGGGGATTACAGCGGTAAATATTCCCCAGCAGGATGGGCTAAAAAATCGATATGGGCGTATAAACATCATCAGGCAGATGCGATCGTCATAGAGACAAACCAGGGTGGTGATATGGCGGAGGAGACACTACGCAATGCAGGCTTTAAAGGGCGGATTATTCGAGTTCACGCCAGTAAGGGGAAATATGCCCGAGCGGAACCAATATCAGCCCTGTACGAGCAAGGCAGGGTGTTGAATCAGGGAAATCTCTACGTGCTGGAAAATCAGCTGATGGAGTACATACCGACCACTGCCAAAAAGTCACCAGACCGCCTTGATGCCATGGTTTATGCGCTGACTGAACTTAACGGCTCTCAACCGAGAGGGATGATGCTCCCTAAGCGGCTACAGTAAACCACTCCAAACGGATACCACATGAACAAAAATCTCCAACTGGCCGTCAACCACGCGTTGAACGACGCCAGGATTGAGCGTGCTCGTATGGCGATGCTTGGGCCATCTATGGGCCTGGATAATAAACGCGGCTCCGCATGGTGCGAATACGGCTTTCCTGAGCAGATCACTTACGACAACCTTTATTCACTGTATCGCCGTGGTGGTATTGCGCATGGCGCCGTGGAAAAGCTGGTGGGTAAATGCTGGCAGACCAACCCGGAGATCATCGAGGGTGATAAGTCCGACGAGAAGCGCGCGGAAACTTCCTGGGAGAAAAAACTCAAACCGGTATTCACGAACCGGTTATGGCGCGCTTTTGCAGAGGCTGACCGCCGGCGGCTTGTCGGGCGTTACTCTGGCATTTTGCTGCACGTCCGCGACAACAAACCATGGAATACCGAAGTAACCAGAGGCCGAGGGCTCGAAAAAGTCACGGTAGCCTGGGCTGGTTCACTAAACGTGAGCGAGTGGGATACCGGGCTTAACTCGCAAACATACGGCCAGCCGAAGATGTGGCAATACACGGAGCGGCTTTCAAATGGCACCACGCGCCGTGTCGAAATCCATCCAGACCGGATCTTCATCCTTGGCGACTACACCGACGACGCTATCGGGTTTCTTGAGCCAGCATACAACGCATTCGTCAGCCTGGAGAAGGTGGAGGGCGGTTCCGGTGAGTCATTCCTGAAGAACGCAGCTAGGCAGCTGGCGCTAAGCTTCGACAAAGAGATCGACTTCGGCAGTCTGGCGTCTATGTATGGTGTCAGCGTTGACGAATTGCAGGACAAGTTCAACGAAGCCGCGCGAGAGATGAACCGCGGCAACGATGTGCTTATGAGCCTGCAGGGCGCCGCTGTTACCTCCCTAGTTTCCCCTGTGTCTGACCCAAGCCCAACCTATGCCGTGAACCTGCAGACGGCTTCTGCCGGCGTTGATATTCCTTCGCGGATACTGGTAGGCAACCAACAGGCTGAACGCTCAAGCACCGAAGACCAAAAGTACATGAACGGGCGCTGCCAGAGTCGCCGCGGTGATCTGTCGTTCGAAATAGAGGACTTCTGTGACAAGCTGATCGACCTGAAAATTATCGATTCTGTCGGCCAGAAAACAGTCATCTGGGATGATCTCAATCAACAGACTCGCGCTGAGCGCCTGGCGGACTCCAAGGCCATGGCAGAGGTGAACAAGGCCATGGTTGAAAGCGGTGATACGGCGCCGTTCAGCGGTGAGGAAATTCGCACTGCTGCAGGATTCGAAACTGAAGGCGGCGAGCCTCTTGGAGAGACAGGGGATGACGACGAAACCTAAGCCTCCAATCCTGCCAAGCAACATCAAAGATCCCACAGGAGTTGATAAGTTAGAGCGTGGCGCCATGCGTGAGTTTGCAAAGCGCATGAAGCTGATAACGAAAGGCTATATTGACATCCTCAACCGCATCCCCTCCGAACCCGTCGTAAACGAGCGCTACACCTTCCGTCTTGATCAGGGTCTTCTGTCGATGCTGCTGCAGAACGGAGAAGCGCTGGTGGACGAAATTCTTCTGGAGGGTGGGGAATTCAACCTGTGGTTCTTTGGCCGCTATGTGTCCGTGGCTTACCAGCGAGGAACGGCGCAGGAGTATTACAACCTCTCTCAGCAATCCTCCGCTTATGCCGCCGGCCAGCAGGATGTTCCAAACATCTTGTTGAGTGAGCCATATCAGCTGCGGCTGATTCTGGTCAGAGCGCGTGAATTCGAAGAGATGAAAGGGCTCAGCGCTCAGGTTAAGAGCGATATGGCGCGAATTCTGACTGATGGCATTGCCAGAGGGCTAAACCCGCGGGACGTAGCCAAAAACCTCAACGAGCAAACCGGCATTGAAACCCGACGCGCGAATCGCATTGCCAGAACTGAGATCACTACCGCACTGCGGCGCGCGCGGTGGGATGAAGCTCAGGATGCGCAAGACCGCTACGGCATCAAAACAAAGCTGCTTCACATCTCTGCGTTAAGCCCTACCACCCGAGCAACGCACGCCGCCAGGCACGCTCATCTGTACACGCAGGATGAAGTTAGGGAGTGGTACACGAATAACGGAAACGCCATCAACTGCAAATGCTCGCAGCTTTCCGTGCTGGTGGATGACAAAGGAAACCCTCTCACTCCTTCGGTCATCGACAAGGCCAAGCAGACGTTCAACGACATGAAGGAGAGAGGCTACAAATGGGCAGAGGGTTAATCCATGAAAGTTCAAGTTAACGTCACTACGAAGGTCAACAGCCAGGCAATTCGCCGGGAGTCATACAACGGCCGCGAGCATCTTGTTTTGCCGAGCTACACACTGCCAGCAAACGTGGTCATGAATGATGGGCTGTATACGGCCAGCGAAATAGATGCTCACTATCAAGGGCTTGAAGGCACGTTGGCGCCGCTGGGGCATCCTCAGCTAAATGGCGCATTCATCTCTGCCTTTTCTCCTGAAGGTATCAACCAGGGCCATATCGGCGCCTGGAATCGCAATGTGAAGAAATCGGGCAACCGGATCTACCTGGAGAAGTGGGTTGATACCCAGATTGCTAACCAGAGCGAGGGAGGTAGGGAGCTTATCTCCCGCGTAGAGGCCATTGAGCGCGGCGAAGATGTTCCACCTATTCACACCAGCGTTGCGGTGTTTCTCGACCAGCTTGAGCCCAATGAGCAACAGAAGGCAACAGGCGCCAAGTGGGTGGCGAAGATTCACGGCATGGATCATGACGCAATCTTGCTGCATGAAGTGGGCGCAGCGACACCTGAGCAGGGCGTTGGTCTGATGGTTAACGCTGACCTTGCCACGCCGTTAAAAGCTAACTCTGGCGCGCTGATTGGCGAATCCTACCGGGATCGTGAGCAACGTCTCGACCGCGCAGCAAAAGATAAATTTGCACCCGGCGAAAATGAATACGCCTGGGTGGCAGACTTCACCGACTCACAGGTAGTGATCATCCGCAACGGCGGCGCTGCCCAGGTTTATGGCTACACATCGGAGGGCGGAAAAATCACCTTTGATGAAACCGGCACACCGGTTGCGCGTCAGGAATCCTGGGTAACGGTCGTCGCCAACAAAGTTAAATCCCTTTTCAATCCGCAGGGACAACCTGCAACCAACCACCAAACGGAGGGCGACATGCCTTTAACCACTGAAGAGAAACAAGAGCTGATCACCGAAATCGGCAAAGGCCTGGCCGCCAACTTCGCCGAGGCGCTCAAGCCTATTACCGAGAAAGTTGAAGCGCTGCAGGCCAACCATACCCAACTGGCCGAAACCCTTACTGCCAACTCCCGCGCAGAAGAGAAAACCAAGCGTGAAGCAGTGGCGAAAGTTCACGGCGAAATCGTGGCAAACGCGCTGCAAGGCGAAGCGCTGGAAGCGATGTTTAAAACGCTAGGCGAATCGGCGCCGCTGGCAGGTAACTCAGGCCAGCATCAGCAAGAATCCGGCGCACCCGCCGCAGATTCATACTTCAAATAAGGGGGCTATCCAATGTCACGTTATCGTCGCGTAAACATCGACGGAAAGTCGCTGTATAAGACCGAAACCCGCACCACTGCCGCGGCACTTCTGCCAGGCACTGCTGCAGTCATCAACGCCAGCGATGAATTCGCTCAGGCTACCGCGCTAAATGGCCGGATCTACATCATCGACGTTGCCTACCACCAAGGGCTGAAAATAACCGAGGCGGTTCCTGCTGGCGACTCCGCTGTAGGCAACTACGTGGAAGAAGGCCGTGAACTGGCGCTGCTATGCGTACCTGGCGCGTACAAGAAAGATAGCCCGATCAAGCTTGGCGCTAACGGCCAATTCACCCTGGCAACTGCTGACACTGATTCAGTGATCGGTTACAGCCAGGACGAAGCCACCATCGCTGCTGGCGCTACCGATTTCATCCGCGTGCGTATGCGCGTTGGCACTGTCGCCGCTGGCGCTTAAAAGAAGGATAAACGCACATGTATTTCTCCAAAGAGACATTGGCGGCTAACAGCCGTCTCGGCGGTCACTGGAATGAACTGTGGGCTAACCGAAACATCTGGAACGCCCAGCACAATGCAATGCTCGCCGCAAACCGTGCGCATATGACGCCTGAAATGCTGGCGTGTAATGCTGTAGGTGGTTTCGCTCGCGAATTCTGGGCTGAAATCGATAACCAAATCCTGCAGCTGCGCGACCAGGAAGAAGGTATGGAAATCATCAATGATTTGATGGGTGTCCAGACTATTCTTTCTGTTGGTAAAACTGCAAAACTCTATAACGTTGTTGGTGATATTGCTGATGATGTCTCAGTAAGCATTGACGGCCAGGCGCCGTTCTCATTCGATCACACTGAATATGATAGCGACGGTGACCCGATCCCTGTCATCACTGCAGGTTATGGGGTTAACTGGCGGCACGCTGCCGGCCTTAATTCCGTGGGTGTTGATCTGGTTCTGGATTCTCAGTCTGCTAAGTTGCGTAAAGTCAATAAGCGCCGGGTGGCCTATTACCTTGGCGGCGATGAAAAAATTCAGGTTCAGGGCTACCCAGCTCAAGGCCTGAAGAACCACCGCAACAGCAAAAAGCTCAACCTGGGGGCCGGTGCCGGCGGCGCTAATATCGATCTGACCACCGCGACGATGACTCAGTTGTTCGAGTTCTTCGGTAAGGGGGCTTTCGGTACGTTGGCACGCGCCAACAAAGTTTCGCAGTACGACGTAATGTGGGTATCCCCGGAAATCTGGGCTAACCTGGCGCAGCCATACGTGGTCAACGGTGTAGTGAGCGGCAATGTATTGCAAGCGGTAATGCCATTTGCACCGGTGAAAGAAATTCGCCAGACGTTCGCGCTGAAAGGCAACGAGTTCATCGCATACGTTCGCCGCAAAGATGTGATTTCCCCACTGGTTGGTATGGCTCAGGGCGTTATTCCTTTGCCACGCCCTCTGCCTAACGTTAACTACAACTTCCAGATCATGTCTGCTGAAGGTCTGCAAATCACTGCGGACGATCAGGGGCTTTCCGGTGTTGTCTACGGCGCCAATCTGGCGTAAGGGGGAAACATGGCTAAATACGAAGTTATTCGCCCCTGGAATGGCGTAGAGATCGGGGATGTGTTGGAACTGGAAAAGCTTCACCCAGCGCTGAAATCTAACGTGCGTCTGATGCGTGGCGAGGCCGGCGGTGAACTGACCCCGGCCACCCCGGATGCCGGCAACGAAACAAAGTCGCGCAAGGATGCTATCAAGGCGCGGCTCACTGACCTGGGGATTGAGTTCAAAGGCAACCTCGGCGAAGAAAAGCTCGCTGAACTGTTGCCGGAAGGCGAGCTCGAAAACCTGTTCCCTGCTGAATAACAGCCGCCGCCAAGGCGGTTTTTTTATGCCCCGTTTCGGCGGGGTATCTTCTTACAGGAATCAGCCATGGTGAATAAAGAAAAGGCCAAGGAATATCTGGAGTCACAGGGTATCACCTTGCCTGATTTCGTCCTGGATGCGCTGGTGGAGCAGGTGAACAGCATTCAGGAATGTCTGGATGCGAATTACCCAGCATCCACGGCATTACTCATCCAACTCTATCTTCTTGGGCTTATGGGATTAGGCCAGGGCGATAAATACATCAGCTCTCAAACGGCGCCAAGCGGGGCATCGCGTTCGTTCCGCTATCAGTCATTTAGCGATCGCTGGAAAGGGGCGCTGAACCTGCTGCGCGGGTTGGACAAAAAAGGGTGCGCTACAGGCCTGATTCCACCTGACCCAACAAACAAGGCTTTTGCCGGTGTCTGGATCGGCAAGGGTGGCTGCATGTGCGGTGGTGGTTGATGGCATGGATACCTGTCACCGAACGATTACCAAAGCCTTTTGATCGCGTCTGGGTGAAGACAGATTCCGATCGGCAGACTACTGCTTACATCAAATCGGATGGGGAATGGTTCATCAATTGTCCGCGCATTCGTGAGACTGGTGCGAAGGTGTTGCAATGGAGGGAATGAAAGATGGCGATTGTAAAAAGTACGATTAGTGCATTAAACGTGACGGTGGTTTATCACGTTGCAGGTGAAACAAAGACGTTTAGTGAGTCCGTTGTTTCACAAATCGTTATCGACCGTTACTTGCAACTTGAATGCGGCGATACCGTAGGTCTATTCGTGCCGGTAGGAAAAGGCCAGCAGGTCAACGCGCTGAATATCGAATGGTTTGAAATTGAGCGCATTATGGCGCCAAAGGAGTGACCGGTGTCGAGTGTAGCAAGCTGGTCTTATACTGCCCAGGCCACCATATGGCGAAATCTCGGCAATAGCGAAGCGGGCGATCCTCTGGGTTGGGCTACGCCTGAAATTATCATGTGCGATTACCAGGGCGGACTCTCGGCGAAGCTGAACAATATCGGTTCGGAAATAACCGTTAAAAACACTGTGTGGACTGAATTCACCGAAGCCAAGAAAGGCGACTATCTGCTTATCGGCGTGTCTACCATGGTAGACCCGATCGCCGCGGGTGCCGATGAGGTGGTACAGGTGATCCGCTATGCCGACACGTTCGAGCGCCTGGCAGAGGATATAGCCATTCTGACGGGAGCGTAGCGATGGGCGTAAAGATAAAGGGTATCAAAGAGGCCCAGCGGCGCCTTGATGCCGTGGTTGAGGATGTCAGGACGAGAAAGGCGGTTAGGGCTATCAAAACAGCGCTGTTTATCATCGGCAATGAGGCAGCCCTGATGACCCCAATAGGTAAAACCTCGGTACTGTTTAACTCGCAATACCAGGATACCCCCGTAGTGAATGGAACACGCATCACTGGGCGTATCGGGTATTCGGCCAACTATGCGGTCTATGTCCATAACGCCAGTGGCATTTTAAAAGGGCTGCCGCGTCCTAAGTCGCAAGGTGGCGGTAATTATTGGGATCCATCTGGTGAACCTAAATTCCTCACCAAGGCCGCAGAGAAAACCCGCCGGCAAGTGGACGAGATAATCAGGAAGGAGATGATGCTGTGACACCTCCAATGTATCTCCGCCTGCGAAATCTTTTCGAGAGTGCAGGCCTAACCGCGGGGCTCACCATCCAAACGCTGATGTGGAACGACACGGGTAAGTTATCAGACGCCTTCATCGTGTTCAGGCCTGGTGGTGGTTCAGATATTCAATACGACCGCGGCGGAGATTTCTTCGTAATGGTCGATGTTGTCGGGGCCAAAGGGAAGAACGCAGAAGCAGATGCCGCGGCGAACAAAATCGCCGACTACATCAGCATCCAGCAGGGCGCTGATAGCTGTGTTGGCGCTATGCGTCTGCTTGGAGGCTCTCCAACGCCAATCCCATCAGCAGAGGGGCGATTAATCTACCGACTTTTAGTCTGCTGCACCTACGGCGAATAACGCACATATCTATCCATCAGGCTGCCTCTGGGCGGCCTTTTTTATTTGAAGAGGTAACACATGCAAGGTTGTGCAAATGATACCGGCAAGCTGATCGGTAAAGTCGCGGTGGTGCGTATGGCTTTCGGCTGTGCTGATACGCTGCCGGAACTGAGTGACTGGAAGCGCCTCGGCGCTATGACCACCAAGAGCTTCGACTTCTCACCAAACTCCGTGACGTCTGAAGCAGACGACGCGAAAGGGCTGGTGGAGAACCTGGTAACCAGTATGGACTTCACCATTTCCGGTGAAGGTGAATTCCGTCGTAAAGACAAAACCACTGAGATTGGCGCGCTCAACATCTCCAAGTACATTTTCGATGAAGTTCAGGCCGGCCGGCAGCCGTCTATCTGGGTGCGATTCGATTTCGTCGGCGAAGATTCCGGCACCTACATCATGGGCTACTTTAACAGCACGTCATGGTCTGGTGATTTTGGTACGAGCGACATCGCCACTTTCTCTGGTGAGTGGAAAGTGGCTGATGCCGATACTGTCGTGTTTGAAGTCGCCGCGGACGTTCCGGTTACCGGTGTGACGGTGGCGCCAGCAACAGCAAGCATTGCCGTAGGGGCGACTCAGCAGCTTACCGCTACCGTGGCGCCGGCAGATGCCAGCGATAAAACTGGCACCTGGTCATCCTCGGCAACCGGTAAGGCTACCGTCAATCAGTCAGGTCTCGTTACTGGCGTTTCTGCCGGCGCGGCCACAATCACGTTTACCACCAATGATGGCACCAAAACATCAACCAGCGCGATCACCGTTACCGCGTGACTATCACAAAGGGCGTACTGCGCCCTTGATGATAATTATTCGAGGCATCTCATGACACCAATCACTGAATTAGGCGAGATGGTCATCACCGATGCCGATCGCGATTACTTCCTTCGACCTTCGTTCGCAAACATGACCCGTATAGGCTCGCCAGCGGAGATTGTAGAGCGCTTTGCTGAACTCCATACCAGTGAGGCGCCACGGTTACTTGAAGCCGCTGTTGAGGCATACGGTGAGGTTCCTGGGTGGTTGCTGGCATACATCAACGCTCCGTCATTCAGTAGCTCAGCAATATTCGCCGGGATGATCGTCATGCAGGCATGTTGTGATGATGACCTTAGCGCGCTGGTGGGAGAGTTGCGGCCAAGCAAACGAGGGAAGAGGGCTTTCGTGTTTCGCCGCGGCAAGATGCCGGCGAGCGATATCATTGTGATCGGCCAATCGCTGATCACCCACGGCATCATCGGCAAGGCAAAGATACGCAAGTTGCAGCGTCACGAGTCGAACAGTTACGTGAACGAGTTCAACGCTTTTGAGTACATCAGCGCAGCGCGCAATCACTTCAACATGCCCCGCGCCGAAGCAGAGTGCCTTTCGATGACCGAGTTTCAGTTGCTGCTGGCGGCAAAGTACCCAGAGCAAAAAGGCTTCACGCGCGAAGAGTACGACCAGGTGATGGACGAAGACGAGAAGCGCTGGCAGGCGATGATGGCGAGGAAATGAACTCGCCTTTGTAATCGTTTGAAACGACGCTGTTTGAGCCTCTATCAAGCAGATTCATATCAGCTATGCAAATTTTTTAATCAGTTCTGCATTGATCATTTGCGAGCATAGGTATTAAACTTCGAGTTGAGTTACCAATATGGTAACCGAACTGGAGAGAAGAGATGAAAACCTTACGTTGCATGGCCTATCAGCAGAACGGGGTGTTTGTCGCCGCCTGCCTTGATTTGTCGCTGGCAGCACAGGCAGATACCATGCAGGAAGCAATGAAAAAATTGGATGCCCAAGTTAAAGATTATCTTGAAGAGGCGTTCTCTGAACCAGCTTACACTAAACAGCTTTTGAACCGCAAAGCGCCGCTCTCGATGTGGCTAAAGTACTGGAACATCGCTTTCAGAATTTTCTTTAGCAACAAGCAAGGGCCGAGCAAGTTGTTCCGCGAGCCGTGTGAGGCTACTGCATGAGACTAGCATATGTTCGGTAGGAAACTTTCTCCGCTGAAGTATGCTGAAGTTGTTAGCGGGTTAAGGGCGTTAGGATTCGAGATGAAACCTAAGACCGGAACCTCGCATGAACAATGGATAAGAAAGACTGCAAACTCAAAGCATGTTGTTACAGTCGATAAGCACCACGCCCCTTTTTCTCGTGATCTGATAAAGTCAATGGCGAAACAGGCTGGCGTGGATGCTAAGAAGTTTCATGCACTTTGCAGGGGTGACTGCACCCTAAAGGATATAGGCCTCGAGCCTGCTGAATAAAACCCACCCAAGAGGTGGGTTTTTGCTTTCTGCGGGTGCTATAGTGCTCAATCATCCTTAACAATGGTGATTGCTATGAAATGGATATCGGTAGGCGAGAGGTTGCCAGAGGCTGGCCTTTATCGCGTAATCGTCGCAACAGACAAGGGCGTTGGCTCTGCCAATTTCAACCCTATCAACGGTTTTCAGGCGGTAACGCTTAATGGAAGTACTCAGTACTCTAATCTTACAGTGACCCACTGGATGCCGTTCCCTGATGCGCCTCAATAGCGATGAAGATAAGCCCACTTGAGTGGGCTTTTTGCATTCTAAGGCTTACTTTACCTCACAAGTGAGATTCGTTATCATTTGCATGGTTGATTGTTACTATAAGGATGTAGAGATGCGTAAGTTACTGCTGGTTGCCCTGGGTGTGGTAGCTCTATCAGGATGCGCAGGCCAGAACGATGATTATCAATTGAATAGCAAACAATCGTCTACTCAGAAAGACAGCAAAGAGTGGAAAGAGTTTGTCGCTCCTCTGTCTACCAAAACTCAATCGCCACAAGACAGACTGATGAAGCGTGCCGAGAGAAACTACTGACTGATAAAAGCCCACCTGAGTGGGCTTTTTGCTTCCTGCTCCCTCGTTTTCGTTGCCACCGCCGACGCCTCTGCTACCATGTAACGACTTGTTACTTGTCTATGGGAAAAGGACTAAATGAAGAAGATTGCAGTTGTTGGGGCCATACTGGCGTCACTTGCTATGTCTGGTTGTTCATCACAGCAACCGCCTAGCCAGGCTCAAATATCCTCTGCTAGTTACGGTGAACTTCCGAAAGATTATCAAGAGAAAATTAAAAATCATTTTAACTCCACATTAAAAGATCCCTATTCGGCTCAATATAAGTTCATGCCAACCTTCAAGGGGTACTCTCAGGATGGCCAATGGTCACCATCTGGTGGGAAGGTAACTTTTGGGTGGGTATCACCCGTTCTGGTTAATGCCAAGAATAGCTATGGTGGCTATACCGGAGATCAGAAGTATGTGTTTATCTTCTCTGGTGGCGAGATGTATGACGTTACGGCCATGAGCCAATTTGGTATGGTTCATCCAGTCAAGTAAAGTAATAATTTAACGATAAAACCCCGCTCTGGCGGGGTTTTTTTATGCCCGGAGAATGGTTATGGCGAGCGAAGAACAAGTTGGCAATATCGTTTATGAAGTAGAAATGAATGTTGCCAATCTGCTCGAGGCGCAACGCAAAGTTAACGAACGGCTGGACACAATGGATGAGCGTTTTAAACGTTCAGCAAAATCATCCGACACGCTATCTACCTCCGTAACACGCCTGGCTGGTGCTGTTTCGGCGGCAATCTCAGTGCAACAAGTTGCTAAGTATGCTGACGCTTGGACGACAGTAAACAACAAGCTCGCAAACTCGGTTAAGGCAAATGAAGACCTTGCGACAGTCACGCAACGAGTTTTTTCCATTGCTCAAGATACGAGGGCGGCTCTTGATGCCACAGCGTCTTTGTATCAGCGTCTTGAAAGGGCAACACGAAGCTATGGAACTAGTGTTGATGATGTTGCGAGATTAACAACGATCATTAACCAAGGTTTTGTCGTTTCAGGTGCTACAGCTCAGGAAGCAAGTAACGCTGTTATTCAGCTGTCTCAGGGCTTAGCTTCTGGCGCGCTTCGTGGTGAGGAGTTCAATTCTGTAACTGAACAAGGTGGTCGGCTGGCTACGGCGCTGGCTGATTCCTTGGGGGTTAATATCGGCCAGCTTAGAGCAATGGCTGCTGAAGGCAAGCTGACAACGGATGTAGTTGTTAAGGGCCTTCTCTCTCAAGGAGATGCGATAGGGAAAGAGTTTGCGAATACTACGACTACTATTGGACAGGCGCTTGAGATTGCCAATAACAATATAATTCAATTCATTGGCAGTTCAACGACAGTTAAGTCTACTGTTTCACTATTTAACAGCTCAATTATTACGCTAAGCGAAAATCTTGATGTCGTTGCGAAAGTAATCGGTTCAGTGGCCGCTATCGTCGGCACTCGTTACGCAGCAGCTCTTACACTCGCTGTAGCAGGACAGGTTAAGCTTGCCGCAACTGCTTTTGCTGCCTCAACATCTCTATCTGCTTTTGGTGCTGCTGCTGCTCTGGCTAGAGGGGCGCTTGCGTTAATCGGCGGCCCCGCAGGGGCTGCTGTGCTCGCTGCTTCTGCAATCTTTTATTTTTACCAACGAGCAAAAGAAGCGCGGCAGGCGGCCATTGAGTTAGCCGACGGCGTGAATGCTCTGTTAGGTAAGATGAAGGACATGTCTGCCACCGAGATCGCAGCCAGTATCGCAAAACTACGTGGTGCGATACCTGAATTAACTGGTGCAGTCAAAGATGCAAGCGACGAGTATGATAAAGCGTCGAAGCGCGTTGCAAACCTTCAGCGAGAAGTTGATAACTGGGGAACTGGCACTACACGTGGGCGCCAGGCTGCCGAGGCATTAACCGGAGCTATTGATAACCAAAACATAGCTTTTGCAGAGCTTGACAGAGCCCAAAGAAATCTCAGCCAAACACAAAGTGCTGTAGGAATTGCTTCTGCGCAGTTGAATGGCACTTTTGAGCAAGGGATTGGATTGCTTTCCAAACATGGCGAGCAAGCTGGGTTTGCTGCCGGAATGATGAATCAACTCGGTAAGCAATTGAATTTTGCAGCCGGTGCTCAGGAAAAATTCAATGCATCTAACCTGAAAATAACCAGACCCAAGAACGTCCAAGACTACCTTGACGGCCTTCAAGATCAGGTTGAACTTCAGGCGGAATTAAACGATAAGAAGCGAGCTCAGCTTAAAGCGGAGCAACAAATAAGACGGCTGGGAGGAACAGAGGCTGATGTTGTTTTGGCAAGAGAGCGCGCTGCTGCTGAATATGACTCTCTTCAGGCGCAGCAGGAGCAAAAGAAGGCAACCAAGGAAGGGATAGCGGAGAGCAAGAAGTCAGCCAATCAGGCGGAAAGCGCTGCACAGAAAGTCGCCAACCTCAAACAGCAGTCTAAGCTGGCTGCAGGTTCTACTCAAGAGCTAACCCGTGAGCAAGCCATACTGCAGGCGCAACTTTCTCTTGGTAAAGGAGCGACGAAAGAACAGATTAAGCTTGCGGGGCAATATCGAGCTGAAATCTGGGATACTGCAGCGGCACTTAAAGCTCAGAACGCTGTTCCAGAACTGAAGGAAAACGCAAACTACGCCTCTCAGAAGGCTCAACTGCAAATGTTGAAAGAGGCGAAGGATGCTCAGGGTAACCTACTTATCAGTCAAAAGCAGTTCAGCCAACTTTCCGAGCAGCTTGAACGTGAACACCAGGTAAACCTTGCCAGAATCCGAGCGGAACAGGCTACGTCCAATCCGATAGCTGATGCGCGCGGACAGGTTGACCCTATTCAGCAGTTGGCTAATGAGAACAGTCAGAAACTGGCTTTGATGAAAGAATATCAGGCTCAGGAGCTGGCGATTATCAAACAATCTTATGATGCCAATAAGATCACTTACGAGCAGTTCATTGCTGCAAAACGCGCCACGGATGATCAGTACCTGGCTTTACGTACTGCCCAGGAGAAACAATACCAGGAGCAGCAAACGGCGGCGCAATGGCAGCTGTTGAGCCAGCAAAGCCTTGGTTACAACATGCTGACGAGCGCTATCGATGCCTTCTCGGGCAATGCCTCAAACGCTATTACAGGGCTGCTTACCGGCACCATGTCGGCACAAGAGGCGATGCGGTCGCTTGGCAACACCATCCTGAATAGTGTGATAAACAGCATCGTTCAGGTGGGCATGGAGGCATTGAAAAATTACATCCTCGGCCAGACGCTTGGCGCCGCATCCGTGGCGTCATCTGTGGGTATGGCTGCAACAACGGCTTCTGCCTGGGCGCCGGCGGCCGCAATGGCATCACTGGCAACTCTTGGCGCTAACGCGGCTCCAGCGGCTGCAGGGATAACCTCAACCGTTGGATTGGCTGGTGGGCTGGCTTTGGCTGGAGCGCGTTATAACGGCGGCCCTGTGAGCGCTGGCGCGATGTACCAGGTAGGTGAGCGAGGCAAGCCAGAGATTTACCAGGCGAGCACTGGTAAGCAGTACATGATCCCCGGTGACAACGGCAAGGTGATCAGCAATAAGCAGATCACCGGCGGCGGCAGTGCGGCGCCAACCATCATCATCGAGAACTACTCATCCGGTGCTGGCGTAATGGATACCCAGGCTAGCAAAGGGGCTGATGGTGCCGATGTGGTGCGCATCGTGCTGGCGGATCTACAGCAAGGTGGCCAAATCAGTCAGGGTATATCCCAGTATCACCAGGCTCCCCGCAAAGCCACTGAATAGCGGCACTCAAACCTCCATAACCCGCTTCGGCGGGTTTTTTATTACCGGGAGAAAACCGTGGCAATACCTTATCCCGACTGGCTATCACTTCCCCAGAAGGCTAACAAGAGCCGCACGATTGATGCTGGGTTCCGCACCGATCAGCCGGCAGTGGGTGCGCCTATCTTTCAGCGCCTGACAGATGACCTCAAAACTACCTGGTCGCTGACGTGGATTTTCACGCTGCAAGAGGATCGGGCATTCGAACAGTGGTATCGCAGCCCTCGTTACCTGGATAACGGCAATCAGTGGTTCACGATGCTTTGCAATCTGGGGGGCTCTGGCCTGCAACTGCAGGAACTGCATTTCGTTGCGCAGCCGGTTCAGACGAGCATCAACGGCAACACGACCACATGGACGGCGAGCGTAATCACCCGGAAGGTCTACAACCCGGATGACGAGTTCTCAGACGTCATTGTTGAGCTGCCGCCATATCAGTGGGGGATCATTGATGAAGTGGTCAACCGCGACATGCCGGAGTTTTAAATGCCTACATTACGAGAATTTCAGTCACAGCGGCCTAACAGGATCATCTACGACACGATGACGTTTAGTCATCCGGCATTTGGCGTTATCCGGCTGGTAGCAAACCAGATATACCCGAAGACATTCGCCGGCCAGGTGTTTTCAGCGTGTCGAATGGAGGTCGCAGAGAGCCAGCAGAGCAGCACGCCGGTGATCAACTCAACAGTGAAATTTGGGCGCCTGGCACAGGACTTTAAGCAGCAGCTGAAGCTGTGGCGCGCGCACTCACGCATAGCGCCGATCTCTGCCACGTATCAGCGTTTCGATGCGGCGGACATGAACACGCCGCTGAAGTCTTGGACGCTGTATGTGAAAGATGCCTCTCTCGATGAGGCTGACGTAACGTGCTCGCTCACGCTGCAGAACCCGCTAAACAACAACATCGGCTTTCTCTACAACACCACGGAATTCCCAGGGCTCGCCAATGCATAAACCTGACTTCATTCACGCCATGGAGGGTAAGCCATGGCGCGATCGAGCGTGCTCGTTCGACGCGGCTGATTGCTGGGGGCTGGTGGTGCTGTATTACCGGCATGTGCTCGGCATAGAGATACACCAAACGCCGGACTACGAAGCCGGCAGCGACTTCCTGACGTGTTTTTCCGGTGATGTTGTGTTCTGGCATCAGGCCGAGAAAGCGGCCGACGGTAGCATTTTTATCGCGTATTACGGCGGTCAGCCAGCTCACGTCGGTTTGGTCATCGATGGGCAAGCATTTCACAGCCGCGGCGAAGCGGGGCATGTGCGCTTTGACAAGCTGCGGACGCTGGAGCGAGTTTTCACCAAATTGGAGTTTTACGACTATGCCGTTGATCGAAGTACAGCGCGTGCCGGGGTTGCCGAAAGAACGGCATAATCTTCCCGCCGGCAGCATGTTCTATCCCTGGCTTAAATCGGCCAACCTTCACTGTGATGTTGAAATTCTGCGTAACGGCGTAAAGCTGCAGCCCGATGATGAGTTGAATTTCCCGCTCAACGATGGCGACGTGATCAGCGTGTTCGACCAGCCGAAAAGCGGCACCATTGGCAAAGTGCTAAGTCCTATTTTCGCTCCGATCAAGTTTGTCCAAAAAATCCTGACGTCATTGCTCGGCCAGCCAAGCGCGGGCGTGGCGACAAGCAGCAACGCAAAGACATCCCCGAATAACAGCCTGAAAGGGCAAACCAACATTGCGCGAAACGGTGAGGCAAAGCCTGACAACTACGGCCAGGTGCGCGCGTACCCTGACCTGATTCAGGAGTCGCTGTTCGAGTACGACAACAACATCAAGAAAGTCACAGAGTGGATGAACTTCGGGCTGGGCCGGTATGACGTCACGTCAGTAAGGTACTCAGAATCGAACCTCGGCGCGCTGGCTGGCGCCTCATACCGCATCTACCAGCCAGGCGATAACATCCCGCTGATCAACGAGGGGTTCGCTTTTGACGACATAGACGGCCAGGAGCTGCCGGGGCCGAACGAGAGCGGAGATTTTCCAGCAGAAACGGCGACGACAACTACCGATATGGTGTCTGGGGAGTTCATCGCTGGACAGGCAAAGGTGAAAATCAAGCAGAACAGCGATTTCGATTACTTCTATGACCTGTCTAAGCCTCATTCCGTGTCTTTCGTGGTCAATGTCACATACAACACAGTATCAGGGCCAGTAACACGCGATATCACGGTATTTGCCGATCTCTTCAGTGCTACGACAACCGATGATGGCGCCCCAGTAAATCCGCAGTATTTTTACGAATTCACCTTCATAAACTTGGGTGGCAATGATATTGGGCAGATACCTGATGATGCGGTGGTCAACACGTCGATATTCACGCTAAACGACAATGAACCGCTGGTTATAGGCCCGTCATTCTCTCCGGTTGAGGGGACTCAGTTATGGATCCATCTGCAGGCTCAACTGGGGCATGGTGACTATGCGCGCACAACGGTTACCTGGTGGAAGATTGACGATGACAACAACCAGATCCCAGGAACTACAGAGTTTCTAAACATCGGTCTTAACAACGATGACGAGAATGCAGATACCAAGTATGGGACAACCAAAATTACGCCGGCAGCCGGTTATGGTCGTTATGCGCTTCAGTTTGTCAGAACAAACAACAGTAACGATCACTCGATCCTGAAAGTAGAAGCTGTTCACATCGTCAGGACGCGCACCAACGTTGTTTACCCGAATGACACACTCGTAACCGTCACTGTCACTGCGACAGAACGCGCGACCAGTGCAAGGGAGCGAAAATATAACGCTCTAATCACGCGCCATGTCATCAGCTACAACCTGGCTACACAGACAGTCGATTATACAGAAAGGCCGTCACGCTCGTTTGCAGACGCTGTATTGCATACCTGGCTAAAGATGGGCGGTCAGCCAGAGTCGAGCATCGACATCTACGAGCTTTACTCAATTGCGGCATCGTTGCCGGATCAGCGCCTAGGTTATTTCGATTACACGTTCGATGATGAAGATATCTCTCTGGGTTCCAGGGTGCAGACGATTTGTGATGCGGCCACAGTAACGGCGTTCTGGGATGGTGGGGTGTTGTCTTTCACGCGCGATGAAAGGAAGCCAAGCGCAACGACGGTATTCAACCGCGCCAACATGAAAGCGGAGGATTACAGCCTTTCCTACGACATGACTCTCCCCGGTGGTTTTGATGGGGTAGAGGTCAAGTATCGAAACCCGGTCACGAATAAACAGGCATTCATCCGCTACAGGATCGTCGGCAATTCGATAGAAGAGGGCGAACCGGTAAAGGCGAAGAAGTTTGACATGCTGTTTATCCGCAATTCTTTCCAGGCACGGGATCGAGCGTTGAAAGAAGTTCGCCGGCTGCTGTATTCACGCCAAACGATGACTATCCGCGCGCTGGCCGATGGTGAATGGGTGAACGTCGGGCAGATGGTGCAGGTGGCTGATATATACGACGCGATCCAGCAGGATGGGTATATCGTCGCGCGCAACGGAAACAATTTCGATACCAGCGAACGGATCGAGTGGTCTGGGGATATGTTTGTGGTCGTTACTGATGCAATCGGTGCGCCTACAGCACGCGTCCAGGCATTTCCTCGCACAGATACAATATTTGGCTTCACTGCAGCAGTACCAGCAATAACCCTCAACCTCTATGACGGCTACAACACCCAGTCGCCGTCTCGTTACGTCATCGCCTCTCAGGTGGAGATGGATGCGACGAAATGGACTATTACAGAAAAGAAACCTAATGGCGACGGGACTACCTCGTTAACCATGTCTGAATACAACGATGAAATGTATAATTACGAGGTTACAGCGTAAATGACCACACCAACCAGCAAACCCATTCCTAGTAATGACGTAATTGATTTAAAGTTTAACGCGGAAAAAATAGACGAGGTGGTTAATTCCAATGCTGAGGAATACCTGGATAGGTTTGGGGTGGAAAGATACACCTTAGAAGGCATTAGGAAAAATCTCTCTCCATTAGGAAAAACATACACTCAAGAGCAGGCTGCCGCTGCTATTGCATCTGGAGAAATACCGGATGGCGCGTTCTTCTTTATCTGGTCTGATGATGAGGGCGCTGTAGCTGAAAAATATCAAAACGTTGGCGGTGTAATTGCACCAACGGGTGTGAAAATATCAAGTGAGCAATTCGTGCAAATGGTTTACCAACAGGCGTTGGCAAACCTGGCCGATATTTCGCAACTTAAAAACATCACATCGATGCTTAAAAACTACACCTCTAAAGGGTGGCAGTTTTCGTTGGAGTCGAAAAACGGTCCATCTGAAACACTTCTTGGTGTAGATGATAATGGCGAGTTGTGGCTCGCAGGCCTTGTTCGTGGGATACAGGAATATGTTGAGCAGTTAATTCCGACATCATTAGCGAACAGATATAAAGGGCTTCAATGGGCGCTGGTGGATAAATCAGGAAAGCTCGGGCTTATCACAATTGACGATGATGGTGCTATGAACATTGTCGGGATGGACGATGCACTTCAGGATCGTGTTTCCTCGCTTTGTTCATCAACATTTTCACGTCGTATTGTTGGATTTCAATATGTGGTTTTGGCAGAGGATTTAAAGTCGGCACTGCTCGCTATTGATGATGATGGCGGTTTCTATATTCCAGGTATTGAAGGCCCGCTTCAAGATAATCTGGGTGAGTCCCTTGCAACGATAAAAACCGAGAACGGAGTGCCGGCGGCGGCATGGCGAGGAAATGTTGTGTGGTCTGAGAGGCCAGTACTCACCGCCCAAAAACTGACATCGACCGGATTTATTTTCAGTTATGTGCCTGGAGGTGAAGCAACTGCAGGGAGTGGGGTTAAGTACGAGCCATCAATTCGAGAAATGCCTATCGATGCAAACGAGGTGCATGGCGGTGGTTCGGGTGGCCAGTCACTGAACACGCCAAAAGATGGCGCCGGCATTAATATTGTCAATCGCGATCCTGCTTTTCGTGGTCGAGTACTCGCGGGTGCAAATGGAAGGCCGGAAGGCGGCGGCATGGATCCTGTAAGCGAGTCAGACCTGTCTACGCTTAACGATGCACAGTATCCGGCGGCAGGATGGCGCCAGGGTAACGTGTTGCCGATGTATTATGCGATTCTCCATCAGAATCCTGGCAACCAGGTCTTTATTCATGCCCCATTTGCGGCAGGCGGCCGCTCTTTTGCTGAGATAAGCAAAGGGACAATCCCTTATCAAAACTCGCTGGACTTCGTGCAGCTTGGGAAAAATGCAGCCGACGGAGTAGGGAAGCGCTACACGTTCAAATTCATGACGTTTGAGCATGGAGAAACGGATAACGACAACGGCAGCTCCCAGAATCCTGGTGACTATCTCGCGAAAATGACGCCTTATTTCTCGGGCATGCAAGTTGACTTCAAAGCGATTACCGGCCAGACCGAGAATTTCGCAGAGGTCGTGGGGCAGGTCGGCAGTCGCATCAATACCAAAAATCAGCAGGTAGACGATCAAGGCAACCCAATCGGCGAGCCTGTGGTTGTACAGCCGTACTCTGTCACCGCCACAGACCAGTTAACTTATGTGCGTCAGAACGCGGCCAAGTCCATCATGTACGGCCCCAAATACCCGCTTAACTGGCTCTATAACGATGCAACGCTGAGCCATCTGAATGCCGCCGGCAAAGTGCTGCAAGGCGAATATGCCGCACAGGCTATCTACTGGCATCTGTATGACCCAGTGAAAAAAGGCACCTGGACGGGGCTCAAAGCTCGCTCATTATCAGTGAATGGTAGCACTATCGACATCGTGTTCGATGTCCCATACCCACCGCTGGTAGTTGATACAACAACAATTGCTGATTGCCCTGGGCAAGGCTTCTCGTTGCAAGATGCCTCTGCTGAAGTTCAGTCTGTAGTAGTTATCGCACCAAACACTATCCGGCTTAATCTCAATCAGTCCCCAGCAGTTACAGATCACTTATTGATTGGATTCACTAACACTGTTCCAGCAACCCAGGACTTTGTCTATCCACTGGTTTGCCTGCGTGATAGCTCAACTCAAACATCACGCTGGGTCACTAAGAACAACCAACCCTTTCCGCTATATAACTGGGCATGTCTCGATCGCCTACCACTGAATGGAGCATTTTAAATGACAGCAGCTATCAATACTGGCAAAGCCTATGCGGGTTTTCGTGCGGCTCTCGACTTGTCGGCATCAATCCTTGACCCACAGGCGCTCTTTAATGCCTACAAAGTGCGGGTAGTGGCAGACGGAGGCTCTATCCCGGACGAGTCTGGTTGCTTGGCGCGGTTTTCATTTTTACTGAACAATGGAATGTATGACCGAGCGACGGTATGTGCTGCGCCGGCATTCGGACTAAAGGCGGATGGTTCAGGAAACGTCCAGACCATTTACAACCTGCTTGGTGTTGACGGTGATTTGATTGCAGGTTCCCAGGGCACTCCACCGTTGCCGATGACGTATGATGCTACCGCGCGCGCGGTTATCATTCAAATTACATCCGGCGGCGGCTGGTTCTTAAAGAGTCGCGCAAACCAGGTTATTCAAAAGGGCGGTGCGTATCTTATCGCTGGCCGCATGAGCGATCTGTACCGTGCGGACAACAACGGTATTCAGCTTGGGTACAATATCAATAATCTGCCGCTGGCATATCTGCGGACAATGATCACGAACAACAATGCCATAACTGAATCCTGGCGATATGGTACGCGTGATAGTGCCTGGCCAGCTGGTACTGGCGGCGCGGTAGGTGCTGCGACATCTATCTATGCTGACTATGTGCCATCGGCAGGACTTTTCAAAGTCGCGTCTGGTGTCATTGAAGGTTATGAGAAAGGAAAGCTGTCGGTAACTTCCTCTGTGGCCGCTACAGGTAAGCTTGCCGATTTGAGCAGTTTCACTGCCCCGCTGTTGGTCGGCGGGACGCAGGGCTCCGGCAGTGTTGGCGCATGCTATGGCGCTTTCAAAGATGTGTTATTCCTGCACACTGCCGATGAGTCTGACGCGGTATTGGCTTCTCGTCTCGGGATGTGATGCGCTGCCGGGAGGGAACCCGGCCATTCATGTAAACTATCTTTCTTTACCGATCAATATCCTACCGTTCTAACAAAAATCCGAACTTTCCCCCGTCAAAATCTTGCGCATATACTGTATAAAAACACAGTAACAAGGCAACATTATGACTTTCTTTTATCCAACACCAAACCCAACCAAGCTCAAAATCCCGCTGTTCGCTGACAAGGTGCCGGCGGGGTTTCCCAGTCCAGCGGCAGATTACGTCAGCTCGCGCATCGATCTGAACGAGTATTGTATAAGCCATCCCAATGCAACCTATTTTCTGTATGCGACAGGTGATTCCATGCTTGAGGCTGGGATCACTGAGGGCTCTATGCTTGTGGTTGACCGCAGCATCAGTCCGGCCCATGGCGATATAGTGATTGCCAGCATAGCCGGCGAGTTCACCGTGAAACGCCTCTGTTTGCATCCTCGCGCGCAACTGGAACCCATGAACCCGAAGTATGAGCCGATCCTGCTCCATGATGGCGGTGACGATCTGGAGGTGATGGGCGTTGTTGTGTCTTCGATCACGAGGCTCAAATAA